ACTCTGGTGTTACTGATGATACTGAGCAGTGGTCGTATGGTAAGGTTTGGTCGATATTGGATTATGCGGCGGCGAGTGGAACAACAGTTGTACCCACAACTAGTGCACCAACTACCACAGTGCCGACCACATTAGCACCTACTACCTTAGCCCCTACGACACTTGCACCCACTACGTTAGCACCTACAACTATAAGCCCTACAACATTAGAACCTACTACATTAGCTCCTACCACGTTAGCTCCTACCACCATGGAACCTACTACACTAGCTCCGACAAGCTTAGCACCTACTACGTTGGCGCCTACGACAATGGCACCGACTACTCTAGCACCAACAAGTCTTGCACCTACAACAGTTGCACCTACTACTTGTACGCCTGCAAGTTATGTTACTGACTTTAGTGAATATACTACTGATTTGACTCCAGGGGATTGGACACTTAGATGGGACAATGGAGATCAGTGGTTTACTATTCGAGATGATGGAGATATTGGAGGTAAGTGTTTAGAATGTAAAATCTATGAATCTACTGATTGTGTAGTTTCTTGGGATGATGTTGGAGCTCCTACAGACGTAGAAGTTTTATGTAAATCTAGAATATCAGATAATGGTTATTCTTCAACCACCGGTGTAGTGGTTAGAGGATCTGGTAGCGTTGGTAGTTGTTCTGGCTATTTAGCTCACATATTTGATTCAGATGTTCTTCAACTTCGTAAGCGTACAGGTGGGGCTCTTGATTATTTAATAAAATCAGAAGCCTTTACTGTTGATTACGACACTTGGTACTGGATTAGATTTAGGGCTATAGGAACAAGTTTAAAGGTTCGTGTCTGGGAAGATGGCGATGCTGAACCAGGAACTTGGTTAATTGATGAGACCGATTCTGATGTTACTGGATCTGGTTGGGTTGCTCATAGATTTTCATCAAGCACTCTCAATTATGGTTATGGAGACTGTGATTATTTTTCTGTAGGGGTTTGTGGAGATGACGCTGGTACAGTGCCACCGACTACGGTTGCACCGACTACAATAGCACCTACTACGTTAACACCAACTACAGGTATTCCTACTACTTTAGGTCCAACTACACTTGCACCAACTTCTCTAGCTCCCACAACCTTAGCGCTCACGACAACGGCCCCTACTACTCTAGCACCAACAACACTTGCACCAACAACTTTAGCGCCAACTTCACTTGTTCCTACCACAAGTGCCCCTACTATTGGAACAGTTTGTTGGGGCCATGATACTGGAGTTGTTGAGGATAATATAAGAAACTTTAACGTTAATTGGACTGGTACAGGTCAAATAGTAGATGCTGGTGTAGCTGATACTGAAAGAATACTATTTGACTCTGGAGAATCAGAAGAATCAGAAACTTGGCATATAGGGTCAGGAAGAGTTAGATTAACTATAGATAAATATGATGCTGGATTTGGTGATCCAGAATTAAAGTATAAACAAGGGAATTCAGAAGTTAATTGTGAAGCTGATATATGGCATGATTATACAATACCTTTTGTATGTAGTGGATGGATTAAAGTGAAAATATCTGCTGCATAAGAACGTACAAAATTCGGACAAACTTAATATTGTTAATATATAGGTAAATAATGACTTTACTACACTTTGATGGTTTTAGAAGTTATGCAGATGATAATGGTACTTCTGCGGATTTTAATGCTGTTTCCACAGAAACAGTTGAATCTCAAAATACTCAGTGGTATTTGCCTCAGGGTGGTTTTAGTACTGCCTATAGTAGATTTGGATCTCCTAATATAGGACTAAGATTACCAAATACAGATTATGGAACTTCTGCTTATTTCAAATATACCTTAGTAAATACATTATCACCCGCTACGGTAATCGTTGGAGTTGTTTTTTATAAAGACAACGCTGATGCTCCATCAGAAAGTGCTTCATATCCATTTATTAGAATATCTGATGGAGCTGGAAATAATCACCTGAATTTATGTTGGGATTCAAGTGATAATTTAAAAGCATATCGCAATACAACTTTGCTTGGAACGAGCTCCGGTGCAACACTTCAAGATTATAAATGGCATTATCTTGAAGTGAAACTTCTAATTCATGCCAGTGCTGGAACTGTAGAAGTCAAATTAGATGGCACTCAGATATTAGATTTGTCAGGTCAAGACACTCTTGAAGGCGCAAACGTCTATGCAAGACAGTTTCAATTCGGTGGAGTCCATAATGATTTAGATACTTCATTTGATTGCATCTGGATTATGGATAATGCAGGTGATGCCCCTCAAAACGATTTCCTTGGTGACTGTCGATGTGATGTGCTCAGGCCAAATGGGGCAGGTGCAGATGCAGATTTCACCCCTTCCGTTGGCAGCAACTATGAAAATGTAGATGATGTTACCCCTGACGACGATTCTACTTATAATTCAAGCGATACGGTTGATCATCAAGATTCATATGCATTACCGTCATTGGCTTCAGGTGGCACTATTTATGGAGTTAAATTTTGTATCTGTATTAATAAAACTGATGCTGGAGCTAAGGGAGCCAAGATTCTTACCCGGTCTAACGGAACTTATTATAAAAGTGACGAAGTAGACCCAAGTACTGATTATGAAACTTTTGCGAAGGTATACCAGGTTAATCCTGACGATTCGGCAGCGTGGGCGGAAGCTGATATAACAGGTGCGGAAATAGGTGTTGAGGTAAGTTCGTGACAGATATTAAAATCACTCAAGCTTGTGTCGAGGTACTCAGGGCTGGCGATCCCTCTGTCAATATCACTCAAGCTTGTGTCGAGGTACTCAGGGCTGGCGATCCCTCTGTCAATATCATACAAGCATGTATCGAGGTTTTGAGAGACGCTGAGTCTCCTACTACATCACCTTCTACAACAGTAGCACCTACAACTATAGCATCTACTACTTTGGCACCCACAACTTCAGCTCCAATTATTGAAGTTCAAGATGTGGTTGCTGATTTTGTAACGACAGCTGTTCCTACAACCACAACTCCAACCACTTTAGCTCCCACTTCACTATCGCCTACCACCTTAGCACCAACAACGGTGACGCCTACTACGATAGCACCTGCAACGACACCTGTTCCAACTACACCTATCTACACAACTATTTCACCTACTACATCTCTAGTAGCTACTACTCCAATACCTACGACTACTGCAGCACCTACCACAGCTGCGCCGACAAGCTTAGCTCCAACTACTCTGACTCCAACTACTGTAACTCCAACCAGTCTTGCTCCAACGACCTTAGCACCTACGACACTTGCACCCACGACTTTATTACTGACTACATTAGCTCCAACTACAGTATATCCGACAACTGTTGCACCTACTACAGTATTTGTAGCTACTACACCAGTATCTACTACAGTGTATCCAACAACTACTGTTCCAACTACTTTAGCTCCAACAACTATCTTATCGACTACTTTAGCTCCTACTACAGTAGTCCCTACTACAATCTTACCTACTACCTTGGCTCCTACTACGTTAGCGCCCACAAGTTTAGCACCGACAACTCTAGCACCTACTACTTTAGCTGTGACAACAGTTGTACCAACTACAGCTGCACCTACTAGTTTATTACCTACTACTATCGCACCGACTACTGTCTTACTTACTACAGTTGCACCCACTACTATCTCACCCACTACTATCGTTCCTACTACTACAGCGCCTACAACTCAATTGCCAACAACATCTATAGTAACTACTTCTGCACCTACAACAGTAGTGCCAACAACTATTCCTCCAACTACTCTAGTGCCTACTACTTTAATTAGTGATGCAGAAGTTTGTATAAAAACTTGTAATTCAATAATAGTTGATGAAATAATCTGTCATTCAATAATAACTAAGGAACTAAGATGCTATGGAAACCTTTGTTAATGATACTCCAAGATTAACTTATTGTACAAATTTAGACTTATCAGGTTACGATACATTACAGATTAGATATAGGAAGCCTGATGGGACGACTGGGTGCTGGGCTGCTATATTATGTGCTACAGACGATAACTGTATATACTACGACATCACACTAGGTGAGCTTGATCAAGTTGGTGAGTGGCTATATCAAGGTATAGTATTTGATCCTGGAGTACGATTAACTGGCCAATGGTGTAGCTTTATAGTAAACAATCCACTAGCTTTAAACTGTACAACTATGGTACCTACAACTGCAGCTCCATAATATTGTACGAATTCCGGACGAACTGGGAATAATAAATGGCTGATGAAAATGGGTTAGAAATTAAAGTATCAACTGAGCAATTTGATGAGATAGATTCTACAGATAAGAAACTTAGTTTGATATTTCAAGTAGTTAATGTCTTACAAGGTGAAGTAAGAGATCAAACAAAAGTGTGTAGTAAAACTGTAGCAGGGTTCAAAAACCAATTTGATAGATGTGATAAGATAGTTGATAAAGCTGTTAATTTACCAAAGAGGAATCGTAAGTTAGACCTTGGTGTAGGTGCTGGAACTGGTACTGTTAGCTACGTCGCTATTGATAAGGTAATAGAAATTATTAAAAGTTATTTTTCTGGAGGCTGAAAATGCCATACATAGTACAAGGAGAACCTTCCTCTTGGAAGGACGACATATACAATAAAAAGTCATTTGACTATGACTATCCTAATGGTCTAGACCTCAGGCCTGAATCAGATCTCCATAAATCTTTACGGTCTAAGATCTGGCAGCGAGCTAATGAATCTCGTATGGAGATATCTAAGCGCTTCTCATCTTGGAGGGAAATAGATAGAACACTTACTGCTTACATCCCTTTAAAAGATAAGGAAGAAAAGCTTCAAAAGAAAGACTCTTCCAAGCCTGTATCTATAGTCTTTCCTTACTCCTACTCTATGCTAGAAGCACTCTTAACTTATCTTTCAATGGCCTTTTTCCAAGACCCTCTATTCCAATATGAGGGTGTAGAAGACGACGATACACAGGGTGCTATGTTAATGGAGTTAGTAATTCGTATGCACTGTATTAAAAACAAAGTACCTCTAAACATTCACACTTCCCTTCGTGATGCTTTAGGTTATGGAGTAGGTATTGCAATTCCTGGATGGCGCTCTACTTATGGTCGTAAACCTGTTAAGTCTTCAATAATTACTCAGTCAGAATTAGGTGAAAGTACTTCTCACCAAACAGATATGGTTGAATCTCTCTTATTCGAAGGTAATGACTTATCTAACATCGACCCTTACATGTGGCTTCCTGATCCATCAGTAGCAAGTTCAGATATTCAATCTGGTGAATTCAATGGTTGGGTAGACCGCGATAACTATATGAATATTTTAAGTGAGGAAAGCAGGCCTAATTCAAACTTATTCAACGTAAAGTATCTTAAAAGTAAAAAAGATAAACGCTCAACTCTGGCACTAGACCAAAGTGATAGACAAAAGCGTCATGGTGGATCTATTGACATAGATAGGTCAATGACCCAGACAGTTAATCCAGTTGACACTATCAAGATGTATGTTAACTTAATTCCAAAGGATTGGAAACTAGGCACTAATGAATATCCAGAAAAGTGGTACTTTGAACTTGCCTCAGATGACATTATCATAGCTTGTGAACGAGCTGATCACAATCATGGAATGTATCCTATAAGTGTAGCTTCACCAGAGTACGACGGCTACTCAATAACACCTATAGGGCGTATGGAGGTACTCTATGGACTTCAGCATACTCTCGACTTCTTATTCAATAGTCATATTAGCAATGTCAAGAAGGCTATTAATGATATGCTGGTTGTTGATCCTTATCTTGTTAATATTAACGATCTTAAGGATCCTCAACCAGGAAAACTAATTCGCTTACGTCGCCCTGCATGGGGACGTGGAGTTGATAAAGTAGTCCAGCAGCTTCAAGTCCAAGACATAACTCGTGCTAATATAGCTGACTCAGGCTACATAACTCAGTGGATGGATCGCATCTCAGGTGCTGATCAATCTATGCAAGGATCTCTACGACAAGGTGGACCTGAGCGCTTAACCAAAGGTGAGTTTCAAGGAACTCGTGGCTCAGCAATCTCACGTTTACAGCGAATAGCTATGATAATAGGTATGCAGTACATGCAAGATATAGGAACTATGTTTGCTGTTCATACTCAACAGTATCAGTCTCAAGAAACTTACGTACGTTTAATAGGACGATATGCTGAACAGTTAGCATCTATATATGGTAATAAGAAGAAAAATGCTCGAGTAACACCTTATGACTTAGCTGTAAACTACGACTTAATAGTCCGAGATGGTTCCATACCTGGAGGGAATTTCTCTGAGGCATGGATTCAGATGTTTAAGATAATAGGTACAACACCTGAACTTATGCAACAGTTTGACACCACTCGTATCTTCATGTACATAGCACAGCAACTAGGAGCTAAAAATGTAGAAGACTTTCGGCGTAATATGGATCAGGTGCAAGGACAAACTATGCCTGATGAACAAGTTATGAATGAAGTTGACAAAGGTAACATGGTACCTGTAGGAGTTTAAAATGGAAGAGATAAAAGTACATTCGACTAAAGACCAACTTGAAGACTTTAAAGAATCTATAGTTTGGTCTGACATGAGACGAGAACTTAAAACCTGGAAGCATGGTTTTAACATGGAGATGCTTTCAATAGTAGATAATGCAGAGACTGAAAATCCCTCAACAGCATCTATCTTACTTCACATGGGAGACCTTAATGGTAGACAGAAAGCAGTCGACTACATTCTTGGAATAGTAGACATGTTCCTATCAATGAAAGAAGAAAAGCAAGATAATAAACCAATAGACGGAGGTTAGCTAAATGAATGAATATTTGAAGAAGATCCAAAGTGACATTGATCAGATGAATAAGACGTTTGATGATCCTGGTAATGAACCAGATCCAACAGCTGCACCTTCAACAGATGCACCTGATGATCTTAAAACTGAAGCTCCATCAACTGATGCTCCAGAAGACCTAAAAACAGATCCGCCAACAACTGATGAGCCTAAAACAGATTCACCTTCAACTGAAGCACCTGACGACCGTGATCAGACTATTGAAGAATTACGTAGGAAGCTGGCTGAAAAAGATAAACCACCTAAAACTTTAGCTCCTACAACTAAGGCACCTTTAACTTTTGACGATCAAGATTTTATAGGTGATCTTGACTTTGATGATGTAAAGGATGATCCTAAGAAATTTAACAAGTTATTAAACAAAATCTATCAAAAAGCAGTAACTGATGTACAAGGTTCATTAGGTCAAAGTGTTAATCAATCAGTTCCTGAGATGGTAAAATCTATTACAAACATGCAGACTTTATCTGAAAGTTTTTACAAAGATAACAAAGACTTAGTAAAGTTTAAAAAGGTTGTAGCTAATGTCTTTGACGATCTTTATGCAAAAGACACTACAAGAACCTATGGAGAAGTAATGGCTGATGTAGCACCTGAAGTACGCAAACGTCTTGAATTACCAGAACCTAGTAAAAAAGTTTTAGACAAAGGAACCCCTCCAAAGCTTCCTCGTAAGAAAGGGAAGTCTGGGAAGGCTGATAATAAACCTAATTTAACTAACATCGAATCCCAGATAGATGATATGAACAAAGTCTTAATGGGATAAACTAACAATAAGGAGGTAATTTAACTATGGGACTTGAGCAAAATAATGAGCAACATTATAGAGAGTCACCTGATAAATACCATAACCCTAATGCGAATTATCAGATGACTACTAGGGACTATGTCTTGCGTCCTACTGCGGATAGAGATAGTGGAGCTATCACTATAACACTTCCACCTGTAGCTGATGCAAAGGGGAGGTTTTACTCTCTAGTATGTCGAGGGGCTAATGCGACACAGTATGTTACTATCACAGATTTTGATGATAGTGAGTGCTGGACTAACATAGTATTCAATGGTAAATGTGATAAAGCATTGTTGTATAGTGACGGCCTTAATTGGCACGCTCTTGGTACAACTGTACCTTGTTTCTTAACTACACCAGCTCCTGGTACTACTCAGCCGCCTACTACAGCACCACCTTCTTCAGCACCAACTACACAGGCTGGATAATTTAACATTAACAGTTCGTTTAAAAATCGTTCGAACTTAATCAATAGGAGGTAATCAATTATGTTTCTTGGAATGAGAGGAAACGGTGACTGGGTCACTGATCAAAGACCCCTGAACTGGAGACAACAAATAATGAAGCTTTACCCTAATGGTATGGCTCCTTTAACAGCTATCCTATCAATGATCGGCAATGAAGGTGTTGACGATCCTCAGTTCCATTGGTGGACACAGGAGCAAACAGCTGTAGGTGGAGACATCGAGGGTATTTATACTTTAGCTGACCTTAGTGTAGCTTACACTGCTGCTGGCCCTACTGTAGTCTATGCTCAAATTACTACAGTGCTTGGCAATCGTATTCGTGAAGGGCATCAGATTCTTCTTCAAGATGCTTCTGACTATCGTATGACTGTAGTTGGTAAAGTAACTGGAGTAACTCGAGGAGCAGTTAATACAGTTCTTGCTATTAACTTACTCGAAGCTGATACTAATGGTGCTGCCGGAGGTCATGACCTTAGCGACTGTGATTGTTTTAAGATCATAGGTAACATCAATCCTGAGGGCGGTGAGATGCCTGATGCTATTGCACTTAATCCAGTAAAGGTCTACAATTATACACAGATCTTCCGTACTCCACTTTCTATTACTCGAACTGCTCGCAAGACTTGTCTTCGAACTGGGGATGCTTACCAGAAGATGAAATCTGAAGCGCTCGAGATGCACTCATGGGAAATAGAACTTGCATTCCTCTGGGGTATTCGAACTGAGAATATCGGAGATAACGGAAAACCTGAACGTACTACTATGGGTGTAATTAACTTCATCCGTCAGTATGCGGCTGCTAATTGTGATGACTATTCACTTAATGTAGACTATGCAGGTCAAACATGGGCAGCTAGTGGAGAAATCTGGTTCAAAGCTATACTTGAGCAGATCTTTCGCTATGGAGCTAATGAGAAACTTTGTCTCTGTGGCTCTGGCTTCTTGCTCGGCATTGATGCTCTTGCAATGACTGGTGGTCAGATTAACCTTCAACCAGCACAGAAGACCTACGGGATGGACATTCGTTCCTGGATAACACCTTTTGGTACTATCCATATGAAGACTCATCCGCTCTTCTCTTATGACCCAACTACTCGCAACATGGGAATTATCATTGAACCTAAGGAAATGGGCTATCGTTATGTAGATGATACACAGTTCTTTGGTGAGTCATCTGCTAAACAGCATCCGGAAGGTTACGGACAACGTAGACTTGATGGCACTTGGGAGGAATATCTTACTGAGTGCGGTCTTGAATTTGGACTGCCACAAAAGTGTGCTGTCCTTAACAGTGTCGGCCTGGATAATAATCTTGCTTAGCTAACCTCCTAGGCCACTAATAGCTGAGAGGGACTAATGTAGCTCCCTCTCAGCTTATTTAAAAGGTATTAATATGAACTTACTACAGTTCAGAAAAATGTTTAGAAAACTTTCAGGGCGCTTTGACTTAGTCAAAGATGACTACTCAGATGATGGATTAGGGCACTTTATAGATGCTGGATCTAAATTCCTTGATCGATTAGATGAAACTCAAAAATCATGGGCTGTTAAGTTTAGTCGATTGACTACTGGTAATATCTATACAACCTTACCTTACTGCAGAGCTATTAAGGAAGTCTGGGCTGCATCATCAACTGAAGGCCGTTGGCAGTTAACTAAAAAGAATCTTCAAGATCTAATGGAAGGCTACTTATCAACACTTCCAGCTGAAATGGAAGCTGGTGTACCACTTTACTACTCTCCATGTATTACTAGATCTGTTCCTCCAAATGAAACGTTAGATAGCTTTGAAGAATTCATGGGATATGTAGAAGTAGCTGGAAATGACTATAATGCTATTTTAATAAATGTTCCTACAAGTACTGATATAACTTTAATAATTAGTGGCTTATTCTATTCTCCACTGTTAGTGTTAGACACAGATTCTAACAAATGGTCTGATAGTCACCCTATGCTACTTTACATGTCTACTATGCGTCAGATAGAGGTAATCAATCGCAGTACACAAGGTGTAAATGACTGGACTAATGCTATTACAACTGAAATGACGCAACTTGGAATGGATCTTGTTGAGGAACTAATTGCTGAAGTTGATCAGATGGATGGTTAGTTCGTCCGAAATTTGTACAAACAATTAAACAAAGGAGGCTAACATGGCTGATGGACTATTGCCTTGGGCAGCTAAACTAATTAAAAAAGAGCAATAAAAAATATAAATCTTTAATGGATGCATTAGGACCTGCTAAACTAAAGGTTCCAACAACTCCAGCACCTAAGCCTGTTCCTAAAGGTGGGATTAAAACTCATCACTCAGCAGCTGATGGATCTTATTTAACCTCTAGAAAGAAAAAGTTTGGAGTCAAGTAATGAAAATAGAAGACGTTATTACGGAAGCTGAATATAACAGGATGTCTAAATTAACCTACTCACAGTTCTGTGATTACTTAATGAGGATATCTAAGTTCTGTGTTGAGGAAGCTTTAAAGGCTATCCCTCATGTTATAACTCACTTATCAAAGCAATCTATCTACCTTAAAACATTAAGTGATAATTTCTATAAAGATAATAAAGACTTAGATAATAATAGAAAGCTTGTTACTAAAGTTATGGAGAAGGTAGAGAGTAAAAACCCTGGAATTTCATATGAGGAAGTTCTAAAGAAGTCTGCTACAATTGCTAGGGAACAGCTTAGTAATATGAAATTGGTTACTAACAATGACCCATTAGATCTTGAAATCTTTGATGATAATTTAGGAAAACTCTAATGCGAGAATATACTATAATATTCAAAGATGGATTAAAGAAAGGTCTTAGAAACTCTAAACATAATCCTAAGAATATTGGAGCACTTACTTTAGCTAATGGAGTGTTTCAAGAAGCTGGTAAGTTGATAAACATAGATGAATTAAAAAACTTTGACATATCAACTATACCAGCTTGCACCTTTCCATTTCCTCAGTGCTTCCAACTTAGAAATTGGTGCTTGATTTGTACACCAGTTAACATCTACACATACATAGATGGTGTATTAACTCTTATCTACACAGCAGCTGAAGGATCTACTTGGACTATAGCTGACTTTTATGACTTCTTAGTTTTAACAAATGGAGCTGAGTTTCTAACATTAGATCCAGAAACTGGTGCTTGGTGTGAGTATGATGAAGCTGAAATTTCTAAATGCTTATGCGTCTGTGATGTTAATGGGCAGTTGTTTGTAGGTGGACCTGATGTTAGCATAAGTGCAGGATTTTTAGGGGATTAAGATGAGTTGGATTGAAGATCATAAAGATGCAGGACCATGGGATTTTGTTGATCAGATGAATAAATATGGCTATTTGAATAATAAAAGATGGTCATCTGAGATACTTGCTAGAAGGTTTTGCTTACATAGAAATCTTCCTCTTAATCCTTCTGAGCATTTCCCTTGTGGGCATTGGCATAAGTCGGTAGAATTAATAGAACTAGATTAGATAAAGCAACTTAATCAATAAGGACAAAACTATGGCTCATGGAGATGGTTACTTTTATAACGAATTTTCATACCAACTTCCTCAAGGAAATATAGACCTTCTAAATAACATTATTAAACTAATGTTAGTAGTTGGCTATACTCCTGATGTTGATGCTCATGTAGACTACTCTGACGTTTCAGGATTTGAAGTAGTCGGGCTAGGTTATGGAGCAGGTGGAGAAACTTTAACTGGCAAAAGTCTTACTCGTGCTGTATATACTACCTTTAAAGCATCTGATATTACTTGGATAAATCTTGGTGTAGCTGCTGTATCACATGCTATATTAATAGATACTACACTAGATTGTCTACTATGCTATTGGGAATTTACTAACTTTCCAGATGGTGGTAATTATCTTATAAACTTTGATCCAACAGGGATTTTCGATATTTAATTATGGCTACTTTTAGAACATATTTTACAGATTGTGCAGTTTGTGTCTTTCCTCAAGCATCTGGATTAAACTGGACTGAAAGGCTTTGGGCTGGATCTCATCAAGGGTTTATACAAGTTGGTGGAGATTTGGGTGGACAGTTACTTTTCCTTCAATGTTATAATGGATTTAATCCTAGGTCTTATCTTATCTCTTGGGATGATGTAGGTACACCAGCTGATGTAGAAGTTTTAGGAAAGATGAGAACTAAAAATGGTTTTGATGAAGAAACTTGTGAGATGTTTGTTAGGGCTTCAGGAGCATTAGGAGCAAATTATGAATACTATTGTTGCACTGCAGATAATCGCAATAATAGAATAAGAATATCTAAAGAACTTTCTGGTGGAGCTCAAGCTGTGCTTAGTAGTACATTCTTTGGTTTTATAGAGAATACTTGGATTTGGATGAGATTTAGAGTTATAGGCAACAGTTTAAAATTAAAAGCTTGGAGTGATGGATCTTCTGAACCAGTTGCTTGGGATATAGATATTGTAGATGGTGATATAGGTGGTGGAGGCTGGATAGGTCCAGGACAGCATACTCCAAGAATAGATGATGATGGAACAGACTTTGATTTTTTCTCTGTTGGTACTGGCGGAGATATAGCTCCTGGCCCTATTGATACATATGTTAACAAATTAACTCGTTATAACTATGTTAAACCACTACATGTTGATAAAGAACTTGTACCTTATACTTTAGAGCCTCAAATCTGGCCAATGGATTTTTAGATCAACCGATTTTCGAACAAACTTAATTTAAACTGAAAGGAATTAAAATGGCTTCCTTAGTATCTAACAACATACTTGAGTTAATCTCTGGTGCTGATGTAGACTTTGATGCTGTTACTTTTAATATTATCTTAATGGCGCCAGGCTTTACCTTCAATAGAGTAAATCATGATGAGTATTTGGATCTGTCAGCTAATGAACTACCTACAGCTTATGGCTATACTATTGGAGGAACACCTCTTGCTGGTGTAGCTACTACAAGAAGTGACTTGCTAAACGCATTAATTGTAACTTGGAATAATGCAGCTTGGCCTATAGCTGGTGGAAACCTCCAAGCTTGTGGTGCTGTTATTATAGCTGCTAGTATCGCTAATGATCCAGTTGTAGGTTTCATAGATTTCGGCGGTACTATGACAACTTACAATGGTGGAACTTATACAGTAGCAAATATAGCATTAGCAATAGCTGGAGTATAGTGGAGGATTAGATGGCAACTACAGTTGTTCCAACAACAGTTCCACCTACAACGCTAGTTCCTACAACTACACTTACTACACCTGCTCCTACTACTCCATCTCCTCATAACTTTGATGCTGACCTTACCTTTGATTGCGCAGCTAATAACTACTTTGGTGTCCCTATTATAGAAATCTCACTTGAAGGTGATCCTTTAAATGGGACCTATATAATGGATGATCTAGAATTATCTATTAGTGTATCTATTTCAGGTGAGTTTCCTATATCAACTACTATAGTTAATTCAACTATGACAATTGAAGTTTCATTATCTGGTTGGGCTGTAGCTAACAGTAATAAAAAGAATTGGGTAGCTTGGAGTAAGATAGGTAATGTAAGTATGGAACTTGACTTGACAAATGATGCAGGTCGTAGACCTATGTCTTGGACTGGATATGTTTATCAAGTTAGGCAATTAGATAAGAATGTAGTAATTTATGGCAGCACTGGAATAACCTTAGCCTTTCCAGTTTCAGCACCTGCACCAACTTTTGGATTCAAAGATTTATCAAAGGTAGGTATTAAGAATAAGACAGCTGTTGGTGGAGATCAATTTACTCATTTCTTTATAGACACCCTAGGTTGCCTTTATAAGTTAACATCTGAAGGACTTAACAAACTAGGTTATGAAGAATTCTTATTACCTTTAACTAACCCTGTCTTAACTTGGGATGCTGATGAAGACAGACTTCACATCAGTGATGAAGTAGCTGGGTATATCTTTAATGAAGGAACGCTAACAGGTGGGTATGCTAACTTAACTGGTCTCTATCGTATTAAGGAAAATCTTACTGGCGTATCACCTGAGACATTAGAAGCTAATCCAGTTGAAGTAGTAATTGATACATTAGATCTTAAACGTAGAGGTTTGAAATCTATTGAATCAATTCAGTTTGATGCTATCTCTAATATCCCACTGCAAGCTGCAATAGATTACAGATATAAAAAGAAGGAAGAATTCAAAACAACTCCTTGGACACCTTTAAATGATGAAGGAGTAGCACATATAAGAACAGCTGGAGTTGAATTTAGGATTAGGTTAAAAGGTTTAATATATGGAACTTTTGATCTTTCCTATATGAGTATCCAGTTTAAATTTATAGACCAACGATTTACAAGAGACCCAAAAGGAGAGATAGATGTTTATTAAACTTCAGCCGGATCAAGTGCCATTATTCTGGGAGATGATTAGACATTGTGTAATACAGGCTTATAAGATACCAAAGAAGTTTCAACAAGACTTTGGTATAAAGTATTTAGAAAATATACTATCAGGTCTATATCAAGCTTGGATAGGTTATAAGTTAGATAAGGAAGATAAAAAGAGAATAAACTTTATCTTTACAACTAAAATAATTGATGAGAAATACTATGGAGATAGAGTCTTAAATATTGATTCACTATATGGTTTTAGGATGGTTTCAATAGCTTCAATGGATGAGGTTTATAAAAACTTCAAAATTTATGCTAAAGCTAATAACTGCAATGGGATAATAGCTGACTATTCTAGTAAAAGAGTAAAACAGCTTTTAGATTCCCATGGATTTGAAACTTACAAATCATCCTGTAGAAGGATGTTTGATTAGGAGGTAATTATGAGTAGTGGTGGTGGAAGTAGTGGAGGTGGTGATACAGAAACTACTGTACGTTATGCTCCTTACTTAGAGACAATGCATGAACAGTACTTAAATCATGAAGAAGCCGATGAACCTACATCAAGTTTTACAGACATCTTCAATGCTACTCTTGGACTATCGCCTTATGGAGACTATGCTTCAGTAGATATACCATCAGAGTTATTTGGAGTTGATTATGGGTTAGTTGACTTTCCATCTCTCTGGGATATGTTTGGTAAGTTCATGGCTGGACTGGATCTCCATGCTTTATGGGGTCAGATATATACAGATGTAATTGATGGAGCTGAGATCCAAAATGCTATATCTGCACAGGCTGCACTGTTACAAGATGATATAGACACAGTTGTTTTGCCTAAGTTTCTAGCTGGTATGAGAGATATTAACTCAGTGCAATCAACGACTTTTGTAATGGGAAAGGCTATTATTCAAGATGCTTATGTTAAGTCTATTAATAAGTTTGCTTCACAAATTAGACTTCACGCACTTAGTATATCTAATGAACAGTTTGCTAAACATTTAGAGTGGAACACCAGTGTTATTAAGGTCTATTCTGACATGTATCAGTTATACTATGCAAGTAGGTTAGATCTTGATAGAGCAAATCTTGAATATAGAGCTAAAGACGCTATGTGGGATATTAACTTATTTGAAAATGTTAGAGGTATAATTAGTGCTATGGCAGGGGCAGGATCTGCAGCTACTACATCTCAAAATGAACCTAGTCAAGCTTCAAAGGCACTTGGAGGTGCTATGTCTGGTGCATCAGCTGGTTATATGGTAAGTGGAGGTAATCCTGCTGGAGCTGTTATAGGTGGAGTGCTAGGATTAGCAGCTTCTTTCTTTTAGTTTGTTCGATTATCGAACGATATTTTGGAGGTAACAAAATGCCTATTCAGACAAATTTACTAATGCAATATCTATCAGGTGCAGGCTCTGCAATGCAGCAAGGTGAGAGTACTGCTGGTGCACTTGATGCAATAACTCAGCAAAACATAGCTGGGCAAAGCCAAGGTAATATGATTCAGATTTTTAGAGACATCATAAGTGGTAAGATGAAAGGTGGTACCATGAAGTCAGATGCTAAAGGTACTACTCTCTCATTTGATAATGAGACATTTAGTGGATTGCTAGGTGGTGAGTCAAATCTCTCATTTGATAATGAGACATTGATGGGAGCACCTGGTTCAGACCAAATTCTTGACTCAAGTAAGTATTCATTAGGTAATGAACTTAATACAGGTACTGCACCTACTACACCTGAAGGTAATGCATCTATAGGTAATCAATTAAACCCTTCCGATAGCCAGTCACGTATCACAGCTCACGATGTGGCTGGCCTCTCACCGACAGATATTTCCAATGCTTTATCAGGCGCTGTAAGTATCGAGGGGCTGAAAGATAAGAGGGTTAGTGACTTAGTTGATACTATGTATAAAAGTGCATTGATTAAAGAGTCAGGTGCTAGAACTGGTGAAATTCTTAAAGGTGAACCACTTGATAAAAACTTTCCAATACCTCACCCTGAAGCTGGAACTTTATCGCTTCGTCAGTGGAAAGCACTGCCACAGAGTGAGAAGGAATATGCAAGTTATGTACATGAAGCTAAGAAACTTGGATCTGATGAGTTAAGCAGGCATAATTTTGATATACTTGACCCTACTGAGAAAGAAAAGTTTCTACGCTCAGCTATGGAAGATCCTGAATTAATGGGAGCTGCTAAAGATCTTGCTACTGCATCAGCTACTAATATTAACATAGGTGAAAGAACACTTGAAAGGAAATCAGCTGAAAGTCAAGCTTATCTTCAAGGGCCTAAAGTAGTTGCTGATATTGAATCTCAAGTAGACAAAAACTCTAGAAAATACTACACTGGTGAAGATGCTCAACGAGTTGCTAAACAGCAGAATGTTCCTTATGCTAAAGCTAAGTCTATATTAAGACAAGCTGCTGTACGTCAAAAGATGGACGCACAACTTAGACAACAGTTTGGTGATGGAGTTGAGTATAGAGTTGATGAAGGTTGGTTTCTAGATGGTAAATTAATTAGGAGGGATCCTTATGGCTCTAAGTGATTTTATAAGTGGTGAAGCTAAGACTAAGACTAACTTAGATGATTTCATATCTGGACCCTCACCTAAGCCTAAACCTACAGCTACTACTCCAGATGTGGAAGCTTACAACTTCGACTGGGATGCTTATCCAAATGCAGCACCTTATAGAAAGTCTATAGAAGCTGCTGAGGCTAAACATAAGTTGCCTAAGGGACTACTACCTAATGTCATTCTGCATGAAAGCAGCTTTAATCCTGCAGCTATGTCTAAAGCTGGAGCCGTTGGACTCATGCAGATAGTTCCTAGATATCATCCAGATGCAAGCCCACTTGATACTGAGAAGGCTATAGACTATGGAGCTGGTCTTTATAAAAAGCACTATGATAAATATAAAGATTGGGATATGGCTAAGGCAGCTTATAACATGGGACCTGGAAACCTTAAGAAGGTTGGTCCTAGAGGGTTTGAGGAAACTGCTAATTATATAGATAGGATAAATGAAGCTAAGGTTAAGGTTACTAAACCTGAGCCTGAGCCTGAGCCTGAGCCTGAAGTTAAAAAACCTCATGGAGTTACTGGATCTTGGGCAAAGGAAGAAACACCTCCTGGATTTAACTTCCCTATGCACATGGGATTTAAGTATGGGTTGAGTAAGAAGGTTAGTGAAGTAAGTGGAGAAGGTCTGTATGGTGAAGGTGTTGAGCTAAGAGACAGTGAGGAGAAACTATTAGCAGATACTAAGACTAGCTTTATTAAAAAATCCTTAGATAAGCTAACATCTATAATTGGAGTTGAGAATGAATCTAAGTTATCAAATGCAGCAAGGGCTCAAGCTGTAGTTATGGATTCAGCATCTAGAGAAGGCATACCGTTAGACCAATATAGAAACTCACCTGAGCTAATTGAGAAGGCAGCTAGTGCATTTGTTAACACTGCAACGTTTGGTATAGTTTCAGCTATTAGAGAAGAAACAACTGGTGAGATTGACTTTCCAGCTACTAACACTATAGGTGGTATAGGTACTGCAGTTGGAACTTTAGGTGGATTCTTTTTCGGTCCTGTGCAAACAGCTAAAGTGTTAACTAGACCATTTACAAAGTTTATTCCTAGAGCTACTCAAGAAGGTCATATAGCTGGTAGGATACTAATGGAAGCTCTTCATGATGCTACCTTACTTGGTGTAGCTGGTGGATTGACACAGTTAGGTGAAGCATCTAAGAGTGTAACTTTTTCACAGGCAGCTGGACAAATCTGGGAAGGTACCAAGAGTGGTGCTTTAACTGGTATAATCTTTGGTGCAGCAAGAGGGGTATTTCCTAAAGAAGGGCTTGAGAAAGCTGCAAGAATAATTACTGGTCTTGTAGGTCTTAATGCTCAAAGAGCAATAGAAGTAGGAGGTAATCCTTTTACTGACAGACCTATTGGAAATGTAGTATTTGACACCTTAATGGATGTAGTGTTTCTATGGAAAGGTCTGCCAAGAGCTGACTTTAACAAAGCAGCAGCTGATGTAGATAATTTAAGTAAGCAAGCAGCTGACTTAGACACAGCTAAGAAAGTTGCTGAGTCTACTATGGATGAAGATGTAAAGGCAGCACTTGATAGTATAGTAGAAACTAAACAAAAACAATTTGATCTTACTTACAATGAGTATGTTAAGACCTTAGGAGATAATGTAGCTATAGCCGAAGAAATAATGTGGGATGCTGAGCAGGTAGCTAGAGCTAAGACATTTCCTCCAGAGGTTTCTAGAATCAAGAAACGAACTGCGGCTGAAGTTAGAGCAGTCATGGAGAGAGCACCTGAAGGTGTGGAACCAGATGCTACGTTTAAGAGTAAGAAAGGGCATGAATATTTTAAGGTTGGAGAGCAATGGTATGATAGTGAGAGGAAGCCAGTTACTAATACATTTAAGATTAAAGCTGCTGAGAAAGGAAAAGTAGATCGAACGGAAATTGGACGAACTAAAAAAGATCAACCGAAAATCGAACAAACTGTTTCAGAAGACTTAGCATTAATAAATGAGCTTGAGAAAAACTATGGTAAGTCTATAGATAAAATAACAGACAAGGAGATAGAAGATTTTCTATTAGGGCCTGAACCGATTACAGATGTAGATGAGCAGATGGGCATTGATCCAGATAGTAGCTTCTACTTAACAAGCCCAGAAGAAACAGAGCTACGCAAAGCTACCTATACAGACCCTTATCAACTTAAGTGGATTAAAGATAACCCAGAGAAGTATGAGAGGAAACTACTCAATGATATGAATAGGTGGTATGGAGGGGATGAGAGCATAGATGTAGAGCATACAAGGAATGAGCTAACAAAGTTAAATGCTACAGCTGATGAGTTCTTGAATAAGTTAGACCAAGATGGTAATGCTTTCTTCTTGCAAACTGAGCATCATATGCAGTGGAAGGAAGGAATAAGTACATCATCAACTTGGGCACGAGGTTTAGAACGTCCGAAAATTGAACGAACTGATGTACATGAACTTGAGCCAGTTGGTAAAGTATATCCACCACAAAAATTTCCTGAAGTAACTGCTGATGATCCTTATAAATCATTAGCAGATAAACTTGGGAGACAATATGATGCTAAATACTTAGGTCAGGAAGAAGGTATTACTGCTGAGTCTGGTGAGAAGCCTAGATTATTATGGAGTTTGAAAAGTGATAATAGAGTATTTAGAACTAACGGTCTTAATATTACAGAACTACGTATAAAGACTGATATGCTTAAAGGTAAAAAAGGGCCTGACGGAGAGGGATTTACTGCTTATTCAGGTCTAGATCCTAAGGAAGTAATTAAACTATACAAAACTATCAAAGATAAAATAAAGAGTAAAGGAATAGGTAGTACCTCACCTAAAGAACGTGCAGTTTACAAAGCAGGTGAATGGTATGAGTCATTTGAAGATGCTAGAAATGCTAAGCGGTTTAAACTGAAGAGATTCCTAGACAGATCAGGCTTACACACAGGTCGTGCTATACATGAGAAGAAGTTTCAGCTACGCAGTCAGCTGATTAAAGAATATGGAAAAGACGGTTATAGAATGTTGCAGTATATAGATGCAGGTGATGCTGCAGATGGACGCGCTGATAGGATGTTCTATGAGATGAGAAAAGAAGCTTACAAAGGAGTACCTAAGAATTTAACAACGCAAATAGATGCAGTTGATCTAATTAAAAGGTTAAAGGACATCTATGGATATAAGACTGCTAAAGAATTTAAAGGTCCTAAAGGCATGAATGCTGAGCAGACAGCAGCTGTTGACAAGTTAGTTAATCTCTACATGGGAATGACTGTTGAGGAAAGAGCTATAGCTGAAAAGGCAAGTGCTGTAATGTCTGACCATGTTAGGTTATGGGTAGACGATATGGTTAGAGTAGGGCTTAAGTCAGAGGAGGAAGGTAAGCTGTTAAAATCTCATGATTATAGAAAGATTAGATCTTTTAATATTGAAAAGATGTTTGATCAGAAGTATAAAATAAGAGTAGGCGATAAGTTAGTTAGACAATCTGACTCAGGTATTGATCCATTAGGTAAGAATGCTATCTCGATGATAGAAACTGATTCAAGAATCTTGTACAAAGAGACAGCGGATAGAATTTACAGACGAGTTAGTAATCAGGAAACTAAGCTTGAATGGAAAGACTTTGATGAAAAGTATCCAGATAATCCACTTGTAATATTCCAGCAGAATGACAAGGCTGCAAGTAGACCTGTCCGTAAGATCCCAAAAGGGTGGGTCAGGGATTTTTGGTATGACAACGGAAAGAAGCAGACCATGTACTATCATCCTGATGTAGCACTACAGTTGCTATCAACTGGTGGTCACATGAGTTATCCATTGACTAGAGTTCTTACAACAGTGTTAGGTGTTAATCTTACAAGGGCTTTAGCAGTTGGAACATCTGCTATGTGGGCTACTACAAGAGGTATTACGATGGACTTAGGTCATACCTTTTTTAGTGCTAGATCATTTGATTCAGATACAGGTAAATACAAGCGTACGTTTAGTAGATTCTCACCTAAATATGTAGGTCAGATTGGTAAAGATATGGGTAACACTTTCTACGATGTAATGAGTAGAGGTAAGAAAACTGGAGTGTATGAAAAGAATGGTGGAGTTATGCCTTTCCTTGCTATGCGAGAAAGTCACTTTATGGGTAGAGGAATTAAGCCTCCTAATGCTTGGAATAAGGCATTAGATGGTTTAAGCTTCTGGGGACAAAGCATGGAGAGGTGGAATAGAGTAGCAGTTATGGAAAGGTCACTTAAGCAGCAAGCTGAAGCAGCTGGCATTACGTTGGAGGAAGCTTATAAAAACAGAGACATGACTATGGAAGCTACCAATGTAGCTGTTGAACGTTTACCTTATAGACAAGGTGGATGGTTAGTTAAGGAGATTGATAAAGTATTTGGACCTTTTATTAGTGCTAGCTATAACGCAGGTAGGACATTTGGGAGAGGAGCTAAGGAAAATCCAGTAGACTTTTGGGCTAGAGTTGCTAATATAGCGATACCTACAGTTGGTATGACAACTGCTATGGCACTCTTTGCAACTGAAGCTAATAGAGATATCCCAGAATGGAAGCATATTAATGGCCCTACTTTTACACTATTCCCTGACTCGCTTAACTTTATAGATGAAGAAGGTAATAAGAGATGGATTACCTTTACAGTTCCTTCTGATCCTATTGCAGCTACCTTTTATAATATCTTTAGAGGACTTACTAATAAGATGTTATATGAAACTGGTATGTCAGATATAGAACCAGACTATCAGTCGATAGTGGATTCAATTACTAGGTCACTACCTACTGACACTCCACTTTCACCAACATTAGCTGCTTATTTTGCTTACTTTCATAACTTAGATACATGGAAGAATAGGAGTGTAGTAGATGAAGCATTTGATTGGCCTAAGAGTGGTGAAGAAGGTCAGCGTGACCCTAAGTTAGGACAGCTTGCAAAGGATGTAGGTAAGGCTACTGGATTGTCAGCTCCAAGGTTGAAAGCAGCTGGACGTAACCTTGGATTGCAGAGTAATGAATACACCTGGGCTATAGGTAAGATTTATGACTTAGCTACAAGTGACTTAGACCCAAGATTAAAGAAACAACACTGGGCTATGACTATAGCACAAACTCCAGGATTGAGAAACTTAATGGGAGTTACAGTTCCAAGAGCTTACAGACAAAGTGATAGAAGTGGAATGTTACAAGATGAATCCTTTAATAACATGCTTAGACGGGAAGAATTTAATGCTATAGCTGAAGGATACTATTGGAAAGGTGTAGGGAATGAAGCAGATGTAGATAAGTTTATAGATAAGTTTGAGGAAAAGCATATTATAGCTTCATTAGAACGCAAGAAGAAATTTGTAGAAGACACAGCTCACTTACCACATAGGTCTAGTTGGTCCTCATTATTTCACACTACACCAGAGTTTAAAGCTAAGGATTTTTACAAGATATGGAAAGCAGAATCTTCTCCAGCTGAAAGATCTGCTTTGAATGAAGAGTTAGATAGGTTATTAGATGCTGGATATGTAGGTAAGGAAAGTGAAGATCGCTTCTTTGATGTATTAAATGACCTTAGATACAATCCTCAGAGTCAGGGTTTGGATTAGTTTGTTCGATTTTCGTACAATCATTTTCAGCACGATCTAAAATATCTATATAGTTTTCCATTCCTGGTTTGCGAACTACTCTTATATAATTTAGAGCTTCCAAAGTACTAATTACTCTATCCATAGTAAACTTATCCATATTACCTTCGAACTTTCTAGCAAATTCAAATAGCATTATTTGATCAGTTGTACTATTTTCTATAAATACTATAGCATCAGATATTAAAGATGATATGTCAGACTTACCCATACCTCTAAAAACAAGTCCCATTCTAACTTCAACTTCTGCTAGTAACTCAGCAGCTCTTTCAATATCGTCTTTTCGTAAAGCTAAGGAACTATCACAGCTAGCTGAACATACCATAGCGAGGGATAATAAGTGATTACGTCTTCTACCACAGTAACCGTCAAACTTACTATCATGAAATGGAGGATTAGAGTCAGCTAAGTAACACCACTCAGCATAGTAATCCATAGCTTCAGCAGTAAATCTAAACGAACCACTTAATAATGCTATTTGTTCTAAATCATGGACTAAGTATTCTTGGAGATCTCTTTCATGTGAAGTAGTTTTAGGAAACACTACTAACTTATTCTTCTTCTCTTCATTAACAAAGATGATTCGAGATGTAAGGCCAGCACCTATAGCAGCTACTGGTAATGCTTCTTGGATATTCTCAGGTGTTGTGCCACCTAAAAGATTAGCCCACATTCCAACTATTTCTTCCTTATCACGACTAATAGTATCGTAGACCCAACGATTAGGACAGTCATACCAATCACATAGTGCAGTGATTAGTTCACGATTTTGGTAGCCTAGAAATACTGTAAATTCGTTAGAGAAGATGGTCATAGATGAATGGTAGATCTGATCACCTGTTTCCATATCTATGTCTGTAAGATTAGTTTCTTTCATACGTCTGATTATTGCTTGGAGTGAAGTAGCTTGAGCACTTAATCGTATGTTAGGAACTTGTTCTATTATATCATGAGCATACTTCATAGCGGTTCCTTTGCCAGTAGCAGAAGGGCCAACTAAGACTATATAGAAGTTAGGGTAAAAGCGAAGTGAAATTCCTATATCTATACTAACCTTACGTTGGAGTGCAGCTGCAATAGTTGCAATAGCTGTCCACTTACGAAATAGAATAGGAGGTTCAGATTCTTCAGTGAGTAGCATGAAGCCATTGATCCAGTCAGGGATATTCCGCTTGTTAGTCATATTAATATTCTATATCATCAAAGATTACAGGAATTATAGATTTCATTTCTTTATGGAGAGGAATCATTACTTCCCGCATTTGTGGGTGAGCAGCTTTTGAACATCGAAGAGTGAAGATATGTCTCCACTCACGGACATTGGCAGTAATGACGATCTCAGTTTTGGTAGAGTTTGGCAGAACAGAACGGGCTTGTTGAGGAGACCAGTTTAATGTTAGTAAATGTACATACTCACCTTCAGCCATGTGTATAGCTTTCAGCCAGTTCCAATCTGCTTGGCAAGTAGTATTTGGGAATTTATCTATTTGTTGCACTTCACAAGGTTTGAGATTTACCCAAGGTGGAATAACAAAAGTAACTCCACCTTTGTAGTTACAATACCTTGTTGATTCCTGTGAGAAAGAACAAAGTCGATGTCTCACAATCTCATGTGTTACTCCTCGATCACAGATGATTTTTACTGTAGCAAAAGCATGTTCGATTACAGAATGGTGACCTCTTCTCGTGACCATATCAACAAAAGCCATTGCTGATTTAGGAGTTATTTTGTCTTCTGATTTATAACACGTTCTTCCTGCCAGCTCTATTAAAGGTAATGGATTTTCACTGATAGCCAGAATCTCAAAGCTAGGTTTTACTAAGATCATTGTGTACCTCCTGTAATTTAATAGCTAATGCATTAATTGAAGTTGGAATTTCTTTACTTTTTAATTCTTTCATATCATCCTTACACATATTAAGTCCAATGCAGAGGTCAGCTGGTGTAGCTATCTCTGTGTCATGCCAGTGAAGTGGTTGTTCAAGTGATGATTTAATAAGGAGTAACATCTTAGCATGTTCCTCCCAAGATAAGGATAAAGGAATCTGGAATACAATAGAGTCATGTATTTGAGAGAGGAGTTCGAGAGGTTTGAACATAGTTTGATTGTAATAGACGAAGTTAAGTCCCTGACGATTTATCTTATCCGCACAAGTACTTTGTGGAAGCTGCGCATAGGCCTGACGATAAGTGTCAAGGCAAGCAGCCTTAGGTACATTTGGGTGGGAAGGTATTATAGGGCCTAGGAATAATCTATTTCGGTTAAATAGGTTGGTAACAGCTCTATTTTTCTTAAGCATATTTTGGATTACTACGTGATAGCCATTTCGGATTTGAGGATAACCACGATGGATAGTTTCGAGGATATACTTAGATTCACCTTCAGGCATTTCATTTTTAAGTGCAAAGGTCTTAAAGCCTACGTCGTAGTTGGTTGCATGATTACCCTTCTTACCCCAGAAGCGTTCCGACTGTCGACCGTCACCTAGAGTAGATGATCCGTCTTCACCTGAAATTTGATCATAAGGTTTACCGAAGATTACTGACGCTGTAAGACGGTGAAGGTCTACTCCGGATTCGAAGGCTTCGATTTGGGAGATGACTCCTCCAACGTAAGCGACAATTCTGTTTTCAATTTGTGAGAGATCAAAAGAATACCCGATGTACCCTTCGTCGAATAAGAAAAATCTAAGTAGGTCATGAGGCCAATTTTGCTGATTGCCTCCAGTACCAAAGATAGTTTCTCCAGAACTGAGGCGACCTGTTTCAGTTCCGACTGGCTTATATGAACTTCTATATCTTCCATCTTTATCCACCTTTCCTATGTTTAAGTAAGTTGAAATTCGCTTGCTAAGTGACCTAATATCTAGCATCAAAGTAGCAGCTTGCGAACCTTTTATATCACGACGCTTGATACGCTTAAGTGCATCAACGTCTGTGGTTACTGTATATTTACCTTTTGAATTTTTCTTTTTATAAGGCTTTATCTTACACTCATCATAGAAGTATTTCATTAACTGCTGTGGTGAGTTGAAGTTAATAGAATAGCCAATTTCTTCATTTAATTCTTTGGCAAGTTCATCTAACGTACATTGTTGTTCATTTTTATAGTCCAACATACCTTGAACGTCACACTTAATGCCACGCTCGGACATGTAGATGAGTGGATCTATTAACCTACGTTGCTGTTCATAAGTTTCAGCATTACCTTGTTTACGAAGAACTTCCATTTGCTTAGGGAGAGCTTCAACAGGGACGATAGAGTCCATGCCGTTATAGTTCCACCACTCTTCCCATGAACCAGCTTGCATCTTCATCCATTGCTTACCGTCTTCCTTGTAATACGGAACATCAGTGTACATGGTAGTTACGAAAGCTAAGCTAGCAGCAAAATCTGGGTAAGATATTTTCTGAGCTATTTGTGTACAGTGGTTTATGCCAGTAGGCAGTATTCCATACTTGTGAAACAAGAATTGAAGGTCAAAGATGAAATTAGCACCACCTTTAGCTATACGAGGTTCTTGAATAATCTTTGCAACCAAGAGCATAATCTCAATTTCTTGATCAATAGTGAAATAATCACCTTGCGAATCACGGAAGGGAATTGACACTGCTTGATCAATAGCCCAGCCAAAAGAGATACAGTCCACCTCTCCATTGATGACTTCAATGTCAATAGCAATGGTTTGCCCTCGTAGTCCAGCTTGATAGCAGTAGTCGAGAATATCAATGGATTGTCTAAAGACCGGCTTAATTGTAATCTTACGTTCTTTACGCCTGATCTCTTTAAATTCTGACTCAATTTTAGCATTTATTAAATCCTCGCAGACTAAAGGTTTGTTAAGGAAGTTGAACTTTGGAGGGATGAAAGTAGCTGGATGGAAAGTAGGTATTACTTTAAGTCCTGGTACGAGTGTAGATTCAAGTACAGATCCACGCCACTTTGTAATTCCTACTCTGTTTGTAAGGGCAATTAAAGGTACGTTTCCACAAGCTACTATACAGTTTAAGTTTAGTGCTTTAAGTTCCTTGCCTAACTCTTGAATATATTGGTAGCCTTCAGGACTAATGGTGAAGCGGCCTTGAGTACCTATATTAATGTAAGCACGTAGAGGTTTATCGAGATCTTTTATTACATTAGTTATGTACAGTTCTCTGCGAAGGATTTTGGTTATAGACAAGCATTCGTCTAAGCCTTTACCTGAAGGACCTATGAAAGGTCTAGGTGGACGAGCACGTATTTCATAAGGTCCTGGCTGTTCACCGCAGATGGCTAGTTTAGCATTACGGTCACCTGAGGGTGGTACGATTAGTCGTTTCATTTAGCTAACCTCCAAGTTTGTTCGATTATTGAACGATCATTTCATCATGTGAACTTTGACCAAGAATGAATCTTTGTGGGATTTACCTAGTTCAAATCCAACAGGACTCATGCTAAGTAAGTGAGCTGATATAAGACCGTTGCCTGAGCCGAGGAATGGAATAAGGACACGTGAACCTGGAAAGGCAAAAGTGTTATAAATTTCAGTGGTAAGCTCTATTGGACGCTCTGTAGGATGAATCTTATGTTGTCCAGAGATTGGTGGGAAGTTGAATAGATTACTACGACCTGCTTTGTTAAGTGCAGGTTGACCTTTCCATGCGTAGAAGAACATCTCATAAGAGTTAGCTAGACGAGTTTGAGGTTGCATACTTTGACCTGAACCTTTAGCCCAAACACCTACCATACGATTAGTAGAAAATCCTGCATTGTTTAGTTCTTGGTAAATAATTTCAAACCACGGTTCTGGAGCAAACCAGCAGATAAGCCATGAGTGGTTGGTCATTACTCGATAACATTCTTTAAAAACATTAGCCATGAAGAGTTGGTAGTCTTCAACATCTATCTCGTTATAGTCTTGTAGCATATATTTAGACTCACCATCTTTCTTCTTCTTACCTTTGATGTTGATAGCATAGGGAGGGTCGATTTCTACTAAGTGCATGATGCTATCAGGGATTTCCTTAACACCTTTGAAGAAATCTTTGATAATAAAGCATTTAGATAACTGTGTTAATGTACCAGTTGATTTATCACTTTCTAATTTCTGTACGATAGTTTGTTTAATCAATGCTTCGTCCATTTTCTTGAGCACTTTAGAAGCATCACTTGCTGTTTTACAGCTGTCGAATAGTTCTGGAAATACTTCCCGTGCTTCAGCTCGCTTAACTGCATCTACAACGACAGATGGACTCTTAACGTTGATTAGTTTTGCAGTATCACGAGTGCCCCAACCATCTTGATCAGGACCTGGAGCTTTCACACCGTGGAGTTCTTGTTTCATTCTATGGATTTCCATAGTTAATACATCTAACTCATAGTATTCAAAGTCTTTACGGTGAAAGTTTTCAGACTTCTCAATGATCTTTATTTCAAGTTCTGTTAGTTCTCTGTCGTATATTCTAGCTGGAATGAGTGGAGTCTTGTTTTTTTCTAAGACTGCAAATCTTCTACCACCAGCTAAGAGTAAGTATCCAGAGTCAGTTTTTTGAAAGGCAAGTGGTTGGATAAGACCTGATTCCTTCATGTCAAGTTCTAGTTCATTAAGGTCTCCCATTTCCTTGCGAGCTCGTTCTGAGATAGTTATAGATTCCAATGGAATCATTGCTACAGTACCTACGTCAATAGTCATTAGTCAACCTCCAGTTAAGATCTTTAATAGTTCAGCTGCTTGATCAGCATTTGGTTGCACTGCTGCTTTTGCTTTAGTTGCTTTAGTTGTCTTTTTAACCTTTTTTACTGGTATTCTACGGCTGAGCCTAATTTGACGTATTAGTTCTATAGCCTCATCGTTGTTCATATCAGTGAGGGATTTGTATTCTAGGTCGCTCAGATCTGCCATTTCGTTGCTCCTTTATTTGTATTAATAAGTCATTGATTCTGGTTAGCATAAAGCACCTTCCACATGCATCAATGGTTATATCTTTACCCATGACTATCTTGAAAGGTAGCATTGCATTTACTAGTTTCTTACCACACATAGCACAGATTTTCATTTTTTGCCCACCTCCTCTGCTCGCTTCATAGATGGAATTACGTCTCTAGGTTTTATCTTGCCACTCATTATTACTCCAATAGCTACTCCACCATACTCTTCGATCAAGTCACAGACATCGTCTAAGATTTGACCAAAGATAGCTTTGCGTAAGCCGTAGGTAGAAAGTACTTTATCAGCACGCTGCTTTTGTTCCTCACTTACCTCAAATGAGAAGCGCGGCTTGTAGTTTTCATTAGCCATTAGTTAACCTCCAGTTTGTTTTAGGCATTATTACATCTTTAATTACTCGATCTTTGTAAGGTAAGATAGTTTCAAGTAAGTTATTTATCTCACCTTGGATATTAGTAGTAGGTATGTAACCTAGATCAAATAGCTTCTGATGATCTGGATTGTAGTAATGACTTTCAGCTTCCTTACGTGGATTAGAAATGTGAGAAATAGAAGCATGGATTCCTAGTTGTTTAGCACCTCTACATACCATATCAGCTAAGTGATTAATAGAGTAAATATTCTCGAATTGGTTAAGTGTTCTATACTCACCAAGTTCAGGTGGGTTTTCTAACGCTATTGTTAAACACTGGATAGAATCTTTTAGAGGTAGAAATCCACGAGTTTGCTGACCTAAACCATAGACAGTAAGTGGCATACCTATTATAGCCTGAACACAGAAGCGATTAATAGCTGTGCCAAAGTATTCGTCGTAGTCGAAGCGAGTTCCAGACTCAAGTCCAAATAAGACACCTTGCATAATGTCAGTGGAATGTAATCCCCAGTTACGACAAGCAAAGTGGATGTTGTAAGTATCGTGTACTTTGGTTAGGTGGTAGAAGGAACCAGGTGTGCGAGGGAAGAGGAGTCCGGACATAGGACATTCTGCTACAGATCCATGATATTCGTCTTGAATGTTTCCTATGCAATCCTCAGGTATAACTCCCTCAGGAATATCACAAGTAGGTGTTCCATACTCTCCCATAGTTCCTAATTTAACTAAGTGAGCTTCTGGACAGATTTCTTTCATTATCCAGAGAAGGTTTAGTGTTCCTAAAACGTTTTCACGCTGGGTTATTACAGCTTGTTGAGCATTAAACATAGACCAAGGTGCTGAAGGTTGCTCAGCAAGATGAACTATAGCATCTATTGAGTTATTAGATGGAGAAAATTTCCTGATAGCATTTTTAAGTCCATCTATACTATGCTCATTTAAAGTATGTTGAATAGTTCCTAAGTACTCTCCAAGAGTGTTTAGGTATTTTGTTCTAATATCAGGTTCTTTTATAGGAGTTAGTGAATTACTTCCAAGATAACTTACTCTCCCACGTCTTGAGTAGTTGTCGAGTCCTATTACTTGATGACCTTCTTTGAGTAAGTGTTGAGTGAGTGGATAGCCGATGTAACCGTCTGAGCCAAGTACTAAGATTTTCATAGTATGAATTTCCTTATTTTAATGTTAGCATGTTTAGCCATTTCAAGTGCTAGATAGTGGTAAGGTTCAGATTTATCAACTATTATTTCCTTAACTCCTGCATTGATTAGTAAAGCCATGCAGTCTTTGCAAGATATGATGCAGTTCATGTAAAGTGCAGTGTTTAATGTAGAAACTCCATTCAAAGCTGCAGTTGCTATACAGTTGCCCTCAGCATGAGTAGCAGGGCAAATGTGGAGACCTTCACCAGATTTAAATCCTTGTTCTTTTCGAGGACAGGTTAAGCAATGAGGATAGTTGACAGGAGGACCGTTGAAACCTGTTGAGATTATTCTCTTATTTCGTACTAGGATAGCACCTATCTGGCGAGAAAGGCAAGGTGATTTAGAAGCTACTGCAACACAGATAGAGTAGAAGTAGGTATCCCAGCGCTTTAGTTTTTCTCTGTAGTAATTTTCTCGTTCTGGTTGTACATTAGCATATATTTTAGAGTCTAATGGATTACAGATTTTAGTCATTATATCCCTTCCACATGAAGTACAGCAACCCTCGTTATCTACCTGGATTGTTTTACCAGGTGTATAGTGACGAGGGTCACATTTATAACAGATTGATTGAATGTATCTAGTCATAGTTCCTAAACCTACTGCCCAAGTATTAAATACTTACTTCACCTCTAAGTCAATTAACAGCGCATCAGCAAGAAAGGTATAATTGCGAAGGTCTGTAAGTTTTTCTCTCCACTGTTTTAAATCGTACATTTTTGGATCTTTACACATATCTGCTATAGAAGTTACATGCTTAGAAGCCATACCCCAGAGAGCTTCAGTAGGTGAGACGTTGTTGAGAATAGCAACCTTTTTAAATTGATCAAAGCGGTCGACTCCTTCAGAGTATTCCTTTTCTTTTTTATTAAGGATTTGTTTACTACGAAGGAAAGCTGATTCAAGTTCGATAAGAAATTGTTCGTTAGTCATAGCTGCTTCCTTTGTTTTGGGTTAGTTACAGTTCTATTCTGTTAATTAAAGTTGCCAATTTATGAACTGTGTATACTATCTTATCTGACTCACTTCTTATTGCATTTGCAAGTGGGACTCTTTCTTTCTCATCTTTATCCGCCTCAGCTTTGCATGGAAGTTCTGAGTTTAGTATATTAGTTAACCTATCTTCCAGTGTTGATATTGTATCAATAAGCTCATTACATGACTGACTTAATATAGATATCTCAGATTCCACCTGAGATTCTCTTCTTACTGCAGCAACATTTTTATTAGTTGTTATCTTTAATCCCCTTTTTTAAGTTCGTTCGATTATTGGATGGACTTATTAAGGTTACACTTTACTTTGCCCACCAGTTTCCCACCCTCACCTTAATAAGTTTGTACGAATTTCGTACAATCATTGATTAATGCCTAGAATGGAATCTCATCATCTTCAACCATTCTAGGCTTGGTTACTTTCCAGAGACATACTTCGAGACAGAATTCTTCTCACCATAGTCGTCTTTTTTAGTCCCAAGGATTACCCAACCTTCCTTACCTAGAAGGTCATCAGTCCATGAGAAAGGACGGGAATAGTCAATGTCGAAAGCTTCTGCAAAATTCTTGAATCGATAAAGGTTACGTTGGAACTGCTTTGGGTCAACCTTGTTTTGCTCTGAGAGATCCCAGAAGAAATCGTTGAACTCAACTACCATAGAATCATCAGGTACATCAAAGGTAGGCATGTACCACTGAGCTCCATTCTTGTCTGAGATCCCTTCATTTACAAAGATGATGCGAGCGTTTACTTTTGCTCCTCTGTTAAGAACCTTGGGCTCAGGTGCATCGTCAATGTCTCTTTCTAAATCGCTGTAGTCAACTAATGACATGATAGTTCTCCTTCGTTAATAGTTAATTAAACTACGTTTTCATTTAGCTTGTGATCTCCACACCAATCAGTTTCAAATACAACTGGGTAACCATTCATAGTGGGAGCGTGTCGTCTACATCTGCCGATTGGGGCTGTGTTTTTACTACCTTCAGCCTTAACCTTTTCAATGTACCACATACAGGTAGCACAACTTATACCCTTACTTCTATGTTTCCAAAGATCTCCACTCATTCTTTATCACCTCCTTTCAAATCCAACTTAGGTTTATCCTCCCAACTTAGCCCTATTTTCTTTAGCAGCGCACGGATGTCAGGAGGCTCCTTTGCTTCTAATTTACCGTTAGCTTTCAAGCGTGACCTAGCAATGTACTCACCTAGTGAGTCGATAAGCATTTCACGCTTAGGTTCACGTCCTCTGCCATCTTTACCTATTATGACATAGATCTCGTCAAAAAGAAGTGGAATAGTTACAACTGCTTGACCAGTTGTTAAGAAGCGATACTTTATATCTTCAGTTGCTATCCCAGTTTTAGGGTCTATACGGACTAGCTTTTTAATCTCTCGTAAGTGTCCAGTCATGATAAAGTCACAAGGTAAGCGCATTAGTTTCTTGATATAATTAGTCATACTTACCTTCTGTGGATTATAGTCATGACGATGCTGAGGAGCTTCACCTGCTCGATTTTTGCTAGCTAACTGTTCATTCATTACAGCGTCGCCAAAAGTAGTTGCAGAATCTAAGCAATAAGTTCCAAAGTGATTGAAATAACCTATTCTCATTCTTATATCAATAGTTTTCTTCCACTCAGCGAAAGTTGTAGGACTGAAAGGATCATCAGATTCCCAGCGAGTGTCAGCTATTACGTCACCTTTTTCAATGAGATCCCTAAGACATTTGGTACCTCCTGGATCAAACGAGTCTATGTGAATAGGACGCCGTGCTGTACGGAGAATGAAAGTTTTCCCAGCGTTAGTTTCCCCTGTTACAAGTGCTGAGAAACGCTTTTGAAGTGGGTCACCCTCGTAAAATTCCTTTACTTTTTGTAGTTCCTTATGGTAATTGTAGGCCACAGTTAGTTACCTCTTATATTTAAAAGTGCTGGATTTAAAACCTTTCCAGATTCATTAGCTTTTTCTCCTTCATTACTTATTTGGGTATTGAGATTATGCCAAATTCTTAGTTTCTCTCTATGTATCCAGACACTAGAGAGAATATTAACTGCCATACCGTACATAAAGCCTGTTATTCCTTCTTCGTCAGCATCATGAGATAGTTGTTTAGCTACTAACTCAAGTTTTTCTCCTTTGGCTATAGCTTCTTCCATCAGTTCTGCCCATCTTTCAGCAAAAATAAGACAAGCTTTACCATAAGGATCGTCATTTTTATCATACCAGTCTTTATATTCAATTTCTTTATTACTTAATATTTTCATTAGTTACTCCCCTTTGATTCAATAAAGTCAATGTCAACTATCAACATATCATCTGAGATTCTGACATCTTCTACCTCGTAAAGTCTTCCCCATTGATCTTCAACGTAGAACTCTTGATCAGGTCTTTTTAAGTCGTTGATTAGCTTTAGTGTATTTTCAAGTGTTAGCATTAGCTATCTCTCTCCTTCATTCTTTCTCTAACTCCTTCATTCCAAGGATTAATAGATGGTTCCTTATTTTCATAGTGCCAATTTGGAAGTATTTCAGCCCAAGACCAATTATGCTTTCCATTTACTTGGAGAGAGAAATTAGGCTTTTCCTTTGGCATCTCTGGGTGATTGTAACTTAGTAATAACTCTTCAACTTTTTGAGCTATTTCTATCTTCTCTTGTTTACTAAACATTAATTATCTCCTTTCCATTCAAGGTCTTTTCTATTTCTAGTATCCTGCTCCATTGGATTCCAGAACTCAATTCTAAAACCAATAGGTGGTTCGTAGCAATGTTGTAGTGGATTTTGCCATGCTAGGCAATAGTCGTGGAAGGGACAGCCTCGATAGTTTGTGCAAGCCTTAGGGTTCATAGGGAACGCCATTAAGACGCTGTCACCTTCCTTACAATGTGAGAGACGATCCATCTCACGGTCTAGTATATCCATCTGATTGTTAATAGTCCAGAGCCAAGTATTCATTTGCTCAGGAGTTTTAAAGGCAGGGACTCTACGTAGTGAAGCATGGTAGCCTGCTGGACGATTCTTAGATCCACGCTTTAGGAACGTAAAACCTACACCACAGAATTCGATGCCTAAGACTTGCTCAATAGGAAACATACAGTAAAGGCAGTGAGTGTAAGTACCATTCTGGAAACTTAAGTGAAAGTTCTCAGACCACTGTCGACCTAATAGATACTTTTCGTGAGTAGTTTTATGATCCCAGGAGAAGATCTTGCCATCTTCCAATCTCCTCATTACAGAGTCCATTCGATAGCAGATTGTACGATTTTCGTCAATAGGTACAGTGCCTGAAATTTCAGTCATCTTAACACCGTCTATTTCAACTACTTCATTGTCAGTTAAGTCACGAGAGTATTGAGCTTCAAATTCCATCAGAGCGTTTAGTACACCTGTTGGAGTTTTAGGTTTGTAGAGTTCGTCGCCTTCAGGTGGAAATTCCTTGCGGTAGTATTCTTCAAATACTTGATAAGCGCCTTGGAAATCTTGGTAGCCGTTTAGTAGTTGGTATTCACGAGCGAGATGCCAAGCTTGACCGAAGTAAAGGTCATGTTCAGGATAATCAGGACGCCAGCCGAGAAGGTAACGAAAGAAGTATTGCCGTAGACACTCGATGGAGGTGTCTAGTTTAGATGAATCTTTTATGTCCCACGTAGGGTGGTAGGGGATTAGCATCTTATTTTCCTCTCTTTATTAAATGTAAGTCCATTAATTCTTGAGTCATACGAAGAATGCGACTATGTAACTCATTTATATACACAAGTGCATTATGATCTTTTGCATCAGGTGGTAGATTAGCATAGTCACTATTTTCAAGTAGTGCTTCCTTCCTCCATTTCTTCAATGTTCTCTCTGTAATCATAAGGCTTCCAATCCTCCATTAGTTTATTAAGTTTATTTAATAGTAACTCTTCATGATCCCAGTAGGCTGCATCTGATTTGTAGATAGCAGACTTAGGATAACTTTTTACTTTGATGAACTCAAGATTAGCAGCACCTATGATTTCACCTTTTTTATTTCTAGGAAGCATCCAAGACGTTTTCCTAACTTTTCTTTCCATGAGAATTCGATCTGAGTTATGGACGAAAAGGCCAAGGATAGTTCTACCATCAGTGGTAGTTAGCTTTAGTCGATACAAGTTAATCACCTCCTAAATACTTATCGTAGATCCCTTTCATAAGATATGATTCCTTTCGATATAGTTTCCATTTTTAAAGAGTAATAAGTTGAGTTTGCTATGTTTATGAGCGAAAATTGCACAAGCTATGCTATTCATGACGTTTAAAGAGCAAGGAACTATGTAGTCTTCTTCTGTAGAATCTTTCATACGTTCAGTAAAGACTCTCATCATGTTGTTGGTAGAATAACGATTCATAGGTCCTTCACTGAGAAAGATTACATCTCCATAGTTCCTCGCTGCAGAAAAGTCATGCGATGACTTATTTACTATAAAGACGTTCTTTTTCATAACTCATTCCCTTCAAAATTGCCGTTAGTAAGCTCATGTTCTGGACTGCTGGGCATTAGGTCTTTAATGCTGTCGACGAGAGAAGATGGAGCAGATGATTTAACATCTTGCTCCTTCCTTCTATCACGTAGGTCAGCGGTGCTTACTGTTGAAGGTCTTAGATTATCCAAATTTTGTACAAACTTTCTTTTTTCCTCAGTTTCCTCAGTATACTCAGGAACGATGAGTGGGTCTAAGTCAAAAGGTACAGGTGGATCTACACATTCATGAGGGTCTATTATGTCCACTATTCTACCATAGGCTTTTACAGCCTTACGGATTACTGGTAGAGGAGTTCCACAGACAGAGCAGTAGATTATTTTCATTTAGGTTACCTCCCTAATTTCAACTTTGCACATCTCCCAGGGTTTCGCTAGCTTGTTAAGTTCGACTACTATGCATTTTAAAGAGCATCCAATAGCAATAGAAGCACATACTTCAGAGCTAAATTTCTTTGGGCAGTAGCCACACATAGTGTCTTTAAACTCAATGCGCACAGCGTTAGGATCATACTTGTTTGTAGGTTCAGGAACTAATTGCATATGTTGGTCTACTTCAAGTCCGTCGAGGACTTTATGCAACTGGTGGTATTGTACACCTGCGATGTAGAACTTGTGAGATACTTTGTAGGCAGCTTGATTGTCAGTTGTTGTGTCTTTTTCCTTGTTCATAGTCGTTACCTCCTTCGGTGGATTTCTACCTTCTGTTTTATCACAGAACGTACAGCCATTATCTGTAATATTAGATTTACATACTTTGCAATAGAATCTATTCCTATTTCTAAGAATTATTCTTGAGCACTTTAATAGTTTTTCACGTGAAGAAGGATTTCCTTCTCCTATAAAATCATCCATTATTAGATCTGACCTTTTCATATAATAACTTCTCCTTTCTCATCTACCATTTCCCACTTTTGCATAACTTCGAAGTAAGATGCTTGATTAAAAGGAGGAACTCCATTTTCACAGCAAGATATAGCATTCTCAGCATTCATTCCTAAACATTCACTATGACAAGCTAATGCTTTGGTGTGGACAGCTAACATTAGTATGTGAGAAGCTATAAATGACTGTGTGTCTCCAGGTTTTAGTTCTTCTATTTGTTTTAGTATATCATCTATTATCATTTTCATCTTTAATCACCTCCACGTTAAAAGTTCCTTTAGGTATCTTTTTGTTATTCATGTGCTGATAGTGAACGATAGCTGAAAGGCCTGCTATTTCGTGTCTAATCTTCCATAGTCTAGCTTTTTCATTACCATCTAATCCAGCACTTACTGCAAACTCATCTCCAGTCTGCGAAGACATAATTAGTGAACCTATACGACCTTTAGGTACTCCACTCATTGAGACTTCTTCATTCCAACCTACAATGGTGTAAGTGTCTTGTTTTTTAGGTTTAAATTTCATAAGGTATGTTGAGCGTTTAGTTTCATAAGTTGAGTAGATATGTCTTATAATGATTCCTTCATAATTAAGATCTATGATCTTATCATAAATAGACTTAACTCCATCTAATGAATTAGCTAACCAAAATGGAGATACTTTAATATAGGAATTGAGTCCCTTGAGTTTATCAATACTTAATACTCTAGCCATTTGTGGGTCTTTATTAACTATATCAAAGATATGAAATTGTATTTGTTTATAGTCTTGGTGTAAGTTAATAGATCTGCCAACTATGCTACTAATCTGTTCAAACTTCATACCATGACAGTAAAGTTCACCATCTAGTTCAACACCAAAGCCGCAAGAATTTAATGCTTCATTTATATGAGGTACTGAATAGAAAATGTTTTCTTCACTGCTAAGTAGTAAGTATCCACTTTCAGTTGGAATAGCTCGACACCTCCAGCCGTCATATTTAGGCTGACAGATATATGGTGGCTGCCACTTTGCAAGACGTTTTTCTTCGAAAGGGTGCGCTTTCATGATGTTCTTCCAACGCTGCCATTTAGCGGTCATAGTCAGCCTCTTTCATAACTTTGTTGAAAGATCCAAGGAAGGAATTTTTAAACTGGATTAGTTCAGGGATAGTCATGTAGAAGGTTATTGAAGGTCCAATATAAGAATCTTTTATATTATTAGTGATATTTAGTGTAACAGGCCATGTATCCTCTTTGTCTAAATTTTTGATGTGAGCCAGAGGACCACCTTCTTCATTAAATACACTTATTGAACTTACTTTCATCTTCTTATTCTCCTTTCGTTATTTGATTGTTCGATTATCGTACGAACTAATAATAATTACCTCACTGTACCAAATTTAATTAGAATCAAAAAAAGGTATTCTGAGTAGGTCGGAAGTACTCAGAACACCGAGGAGTGAAGTAATATGGCAGATTACTTCTTGGCTGCTCGCTTTTGAAGTTCAGCGAGCATTTCTTTTTGCTTCTCTGGTGTAGCAGAACCAAACTGTGCAAGGTAAGCCTGGACAGGGTCAACTTTGACACCTTTTGCAGCTATTCCCATTTTGGCAGTGACGAGGCGGGCTTGGATTTGATCCTGAGTTTCACCTTTCTTCAAGCCAGCTCTAATGTTGGACTGAAGTGTTACTATCCAGTTAGCGTCGGAGTTGCTTTTAACCGCTTCATCGCCGAACAGGGCAATAGATTCTTTTGCATCTTTCCCTGTGTCTACTGACACAGTACATGGACCTAACTGAGGTGTATTCTTAGCTTTATTCGCTGGAACCTGTGCTGTTATACTTAATTTTACTGGCATAGTTAATACCTCCTAGATTGTTTAAAGTTGAGTTAAAGAATGGATTGGTTTCCGACCAAGTAAAGTGATTATAACACATCTACATATGAATTGCAAGGTAATATTTGGTACATTTTAGTCAAGCGTGTACAATTGTCTATTTACCTCTTATTTAGTCTCTTAAAAATCTTTTTCGGACAGTATTTGTAGTACCCTATAGATACAAGTTTTTCAGCTTTTTTATCGCTGACTCGTCTGACATCCTTTTCATTTACATAGTGTCTTATGCATTTCATAGTTACTTATCTCCTTTTGGTACATTTAATTAGCGACTTTGTCTATTTTCCCTCTTTTTCAGTTTCCTAGGTTTACGCTTACGAGCTTTCATCTTCTTGTTGTAGTCTTGTTTATTTTTAACTTTTATAGTTACTTATCTCCTTATTGAAAAGATCTAAACAAGATTTCTCTTCTTATATTATAATTAGTTTCTATCTCACGTAGTTGATCTGCAAGCTTTACACACTCATAAAAACAATAATTAAGTGATCTAATAACTCCACCAGTTGGATACTTTTCTTCTAACTCTCTTATTTGATCACTTACAACAGACAAATCTTTAGCATCATCTAAATGAGCACAATCATAGCCGAACCACCAATGGTCTTGGATAGTTGATGGATAATTATCTTTGTTATCTGAGTAAGTCACCCCTCCATGGATACCTAGATTTGTTCCAGGAGTAAGTTTATTACTCCCACACATAAAAAGGAAAGTACCTATTATCCCAAGGTTATCTTGTAGACATTTAATACTTACTTTTCTTTGCCCCTGTATCATATCCCAGTAAGATTGAAGTTTGTATGTAGTTTTATCGTATGCTACATTATAAAGTGGATGAGTAGGCGGAATGCCTACATAACCACATCTGTGTCCAAGTGAACTCATTACAACTACACATGGATAGTCGATAGATCGCCAAGTTTTTTCTACTTTGTACATAATAGTTAATTTACCTCCTTAAATTCCAAGATTAGTTCTATACCAACTAAGTTGAGTTGTCAAGTAACCATCTACATTTATTGCAAACTGATAAATGCAGTACCAAAGTATTACTCCTATTACTAAGGCAAACCACCATCTGCGACACAATTGGAGAATTGCCAAGACGTAAAGTCCCATAATTTATTTCTCTCCTTCTGATTTAACAGTTATCTGAATCCCAAGGCGATCAGCTATATTTATTATCTGCTCGACTGAAAGTTCAGGCGATTTAGGTGTCTTCTTGGTAGTTCCTGCAGGTGGCAAGATAGTTCGCACTGACATAGCTATTTCATAGTCAAGTACTTCATATTCAGCTTTAGTGTCTGAATATCTCTCATTTATTATATGATAAGCATTGAGAGCTTCAATTCTTACTTTATGCAGTTGTTTAAGTTTAATGTTAAGTGATTCTCTTTGCCTTTTCTTTTCTTCTATACTTTCGTTTGCTTCCATCGAAGACCTCCTTAGTATTCCATCTAAAGCCACAAGTTAAGCACTCACGCCTGCGGCTAATTTCATCATCGCTAGTAGAACGAGTGTCAACTACGTGGTCATTGTTAGCGTTACAATTAGGACATTTCACTTTGGTTTCACCTCCTTACGCTTATCGAATAGAACTTGATCTTCAAATATAAACATGTGCTTTTCATTAATTCTATATACTTTAAGTTCTGATTGATTTGACCAGTTTAAAATATCTTTGTAAGTACAGAATTTAGAAGCCGTTTTAAATCCTTTACATGCTTGAACAAACTGATCTTTAGTAAATCCAAATACCCAGTGGCGTAGTTTTCTTTGAGGAATTTCCCTTAGAATGTAAGCAAGATCTTCGTTGAAGCATGACAAGGAACAAAAGGAAGCTACTGACTTCTGCCAACAGTCCTCAATTTGAGTCACATGCCCTGTAAATCGTAATATCTTTAAAGTAGTCATTTAGTTTAGTTTCACCTCCTTTTTTTGTTTTGATGGCCCTAATCAGTCTGTCCGATTTTCGAACAAACTAATTTACACCTATAAAGTGCTACTTGCATCTCATTGTAGACTACTACCTTCCCACACCTTTCTGCTCTCATGGTAGTGCGTTGCTTCTTACGTGGCAAAGGTGAGTGGTAGATGAGATGCTTTCTATTAACCTCCTCATTAATTATTGACTTTATCATTAGTCATTTATCTCCTAACTACCTGGTATATTTAATAGTTCATCAAATAGTTTATAAACAAGTTGCTTGCCAAATGCTCTACAAGGATATACAGAGCAGTTAAATAACTTTTCTGAGTAACATGGATAGATTTTAAGATCTAATTTATAATTAGGGAAATTTCTTTCCTCCTCCATATACCTTCTTACGACTTTCTTTTTCCATTCTTTCATAGTTTAAATCACCTCCTTCATAGCATCTATCGTCATAGTTAATTCTTTATCAGTTAAAATCCCAGCCTCATTTAGTCCACAGCAGAATCCTTCCTGCCATCCCCAGTCTTCATCCTCACGACCATCTGTCATTTCCCTCAGAAACAATACGAGTTTTTCTTGAGTGCTAAAGTTTCTAGTAGGTTCCATAGTTTAAATCACCTCCTTTCATTAGTTATTGATTAAATGTTTCAAATTCATTTTTCATAACATATCATATCATATCTAACCCCGTTTGTCAAGTAGTTAATTAGAATAAATGATAAACTATCGCATTTTGCCTATATATAATAACCTTCTTTGCACATATATTTAGTTGACATTAGTACTTTTCTAATTGTTTCATGACTTACATTAAATTCATAGGCTATATCTCTTAATGATTGCTGACCTTTCATAGACCTTATAAGTTTAATATCTTTATCACTTAGTTTACATTTTGCCAAACCTGATTGAAACGGGTTAAGTGGATTTCTTTCATTTCTATCTCTTACGTTATCTTTAGCAGTACCTGCATATAGATGATTAGGATTAACACAAGATGGATTATCGCATTTATGTAGTATCAATGTATCTATTACATCTCCTATACTAATTGCATATGAGAATCTATGAGCTCGTGTATTTCTACCATCATACCACATAAAACCATAACCATCTGGATCTGTATATCCTTGCCACTCCTAGCACTCATCTTTTCCTTTGATATCTACTCTAGCCCAAAATCTATCTACTATATTTTTCATATATCTTCTCCTTTCATTAGGTGGTATTTAATAGTTCGTTCGATTTCCGTACAAACATAAATCAATTACTCCTTAGCCAATTTCATCTGACTAATGTCAACAGGTGCATTCTCAGCTGCTATCCTCGCTTCATCTTTCTTCCTCTGCTTCTCTACAAATTCCTCCTCGCTTAACTCATCTAGCTCACCTTCCTTCATAACAACTTCATCCTTTGTTACACTAACATACTCAGGTTTAGATTCAACCTTAGGCTCAGCTTCAATTACTTTATCTACCTCAACTTCTTTCATAACATACTCAGAGGCTTTACCACTAGCTACTGCATTAGCTATACCTTCTTTCATTTCTTGCTCTTTAGCTTCAGCATTCATCTTACCGTAATGTTCCCACTCTTCATCAGTTATATAACTCTTAGTCTTAGTCGCAGGTGTGTATATGTCTTTAGTTTTACTACTGGTTAACCTAGCACCAAACTGTTCCCTTCTACCAGTCAATATACTATTATGCAATGCATTCTTCTTACCTCTCCCTCCTCGGTTTAGATTAATTCTATACTTAGCTTGCAATAAGTCTCTAGCAATAGCTGTATTATCTACTAACTCAACCTCACCATTTTCAGTTATTAAGTCCACCAGCATCATTAAAGGATCTCTAATCACCTCACTCATAAACCTAGGCCTTAAGCCTTTACTTTCTATCCAGTTACTCAGCGTAGCTATCACTCTACTATCCATCCATACTTGAACAAGTACATCACCTTTATAGTTAACTGGGTTCATATGACTACTGCCTTTAGTACTATCCTCTAAATATCCATCTCTAGGAACATTCTTTCTTTTCTTCTTACCAAATTCTTTCATAGCTAACCTCCTTCTTTCATTATAGTTCGTACGATTATCGAACGAACCGTTGTTAGTGTCATTAATACATTAATGCCGTTAGTGCTCTAGTCTCTGAATGCTGTACGGCTTATGTCTGGTCATTTTAATAACAACGACACTAGATACTAACATTATATATATATATTATTATATCTCTATATCTCTATATATATATAATTCTATATATATATTTTCCTACAATAATATCGGGGATAAGCCGTACAGCATTCAGGCACTAAGCACTAAAAATATAAACATATAATAATAATAACACAACTACAACCCAAAATCAAAGTAATTTTCCGTACCATTGATTAGCTCCTAACTACTCACCTTACTAACTAGCAATAAAAAAACCCTAAGCGTTTCCACTTAGGGCTTCTTACAACTTGTGTTAGGTGGTGTAGTTAAATTACTTACTTGCTTTCTCTACCATCTTCTTCAAATACTCTACTTGCTCCTCACTTGTCATAGCTTGCAACTTAGCTACCATTGCTTGCTCAGGATCTATCATACCTATAGGAGCTTTAAAGGTTAGCTTGTGCGTAGAATTATTGACTAGTTTGTCATACTTACTACGCTGGCTATTTTGAAATCTAATAACTTCAGACTTGAGGATAGCTAATGCCATATTCTGTGTAGTTGTACCAGCTGGTATGGTTAGTTCAACCTTGAACTGCTTAGACTCTGTACTATCCTTATCAGGGCTTAAAGCACACTGCTTGGATACAACTATAGCTTTTGTTAGTTCCATGATATACTCCTTTCATGTCTAGTATACCACCTAACCCAAATTGTCAAAGAACAAATTACAACGTTGAAACCATTAAATCATAATTTTGATAGTTTGTCAACAACTATTTTTAAATCCAATGGTAACAGGCACTTACAAATGATAATGAACTCGAAGGGGGAAATCTAGGTGTATAGTTCGCGGGTTACCTCTCCTCCATTTTGTGAGTAGTTTATTAAATGGTACTAAAATGTACATTGTAGTGTGTATCGAACATAAGGTGAGTGTAGGTGAGTGTGAAAGTATGTGCGATTTTTGGACAAACTAATTGATTGTAAAGTTCGTGCGAATTTTGGACAAACAATGTAGTCAAGCGTCAAGCGTAAGTAGTGCACTCGTGCTCTAGCGCACGCTCGACGCTGGATCTAAGTCTACTAAGTTAATAAATACACAGGAAATTACCTTGACAATAGTACCTTTATGTGATAAGATACTATTATGAAAAATTTATCTAAAGTAGGTGTAAAATGACTATGGAAAATGTACAGACACGCAATGGTCTCTACGGATTCGAGTTTAGGGAAGTAGACAAGCGCAGGACAGATGGTAAGAAAAAGACCTACAACATCAAGTCTCTCTGGCAGCGGAGTCATGAGATAGTTAATCTCGCTGCGAGGGGATTTAAATACTGTGAAATCGCTGACATTCTCAACATCTCACCTGATACTGTAAGTAGCACGCTTAACAGTGAACTGGGTGAGCTTAAGCTTTCAGAAATTCGCGCTAGTCGAGATGAGGAAGCTAAAAAAGTTTATGAGAAGATCCGTGTGCTTACCAACAAAGCGCTTAAAACTTACCATGAAATCTTCGATGATGAGTCTGGTGAGTGTAATCTTAAAGATAAGATGAAAGTTGCAGACACTGTAATGTTAGAACTCTCAGGCCTACGTGCTCCTACAAAAATCCAATCTACAAGTGCTTCTTACACTTTAACCAAGGTTGAGCTGCAAGAATTCAAAGATCGAGGGCTAAAAGCTGCACGTGAAGCGGGGATGATTATAGACGTTGAGCCTAAGGAAGGAGAGCAAAAGCATACGAAAAATCAAGAAACTCAAGAAACTCAGGAATCACTACCTACCACTATACAAGATCTAGAGTCTGACAACTTCGGACTTGACGAACAGGAAGATGATCCGAAATTCGAACGAACTACAATTGAGCAAACTATATGAATGCTGACTACATAATATCAGGAGGCTTAGGTTTCATAGGTAAGAACTTATCTATTAAACTTTCTAGATCTTTCAAAGACTTCGTCATCCTAGACAAACTCACAGGCTGTGATCTTTGCAAAGTCTCTATCCACATACAATCTTGCTCTAACTTCATCCATCTCGCCTCATTCACAGACGTTAGGAAATCCCTTCTTAAGCCAAAGAAAGCATTTTTAGAAAACATCACTAGCACTTTAAATGCCCTCAACTACTGTCGAACTTGTGATGCTCGATTAGTTTTCACTTCCTCTATGGGGGCTCCAGAACTTCAATCTCCTTACTCTGCATCTAAACTAGCCTGTGAAGCACTTTGCACTACCTATCGTAAAGCTTACAACGTAAACACTACAATCTTACGCCTTTCCAATGTCTACGGACCTCATTCACTCCACAAGACATCTGTCATCTCTGCTTTTATTCGCAATGCACTAGACAAAAAAGCCCTCACAATCTTCGGAGACGGCGAGCAAACTCGTGACTTCATCTACATTGACGATGTAGTAAGTACTATAATAAATTCCAGCAATAAGGTCTCTATGTGTGTAGCTTCTGGAATAACAACTTCCATAAAACAACTAGCATACCTAATCCAAAATACTTCTGAAGAATTAACTAACTACGCACCACCTGTAAAGTTCAATGGGTATATAAAAGGAGAAATAATTAACGTAGAGACCTCAACTGACATAAAAGCTAAAACACCTCTAGATAAAGGAATTAAGAAAACTTTTAAATGGTTTATGGAGAACTATAAATGGTAGCACAAGCAAGTGCAAAAGCAAAAACTAACGACTGGAATGAGCGTGAATCTAAGCGAGCTGAAAATACCTGGGGCCATAAACGTCCTCAGTACACTCTTGACATGTTCGAATTCTTACACAGCAACACTGAGTCCTTCCTCGACCTAGGTTGCGGCTTTGGCAGGTTCCTTGAATACTTAAAGGAAGTCAGAGAAGAGCCTAATTACATAGGTTACGACTCTTCACTATCAATGACTAGTCGCATCATAGAACGTTTCCCAGAATATATACTTCAAGTTTTTCACAGGGAACTTACTCAACCTATAACTCACTCACAGTCTGGAGTGCTAATCAGCGCTGTCTTAATCCACTTACGCACAAAAGATCAGGAAACTATACTCAATAACGTCTTATCAACTAAACCTAAAGCTCTCACTTTCGACATTAACTGTCCAGGTGAAGGTGAAATAGATCATTTGAAAATCAAACAAACTGATCACTACGAGCGCTTGATTAAAACCACTAAAGATGGACTAGTTAACTTCCGTATGACTTGGCAATCACATCATGAGATGACCAGAAAAATAATAACTATGTTTCCTAACTATAACTTAACTATAAAGTTCTACACTATTCGTGCTAACCAGAAAAAAGTTGTATACTTCTTGGAGGTGAAATGAAACTTTCAATAATTATCTCCAATAGAAACGATATCGTCATGCTCAACGTAACTCTCAACAACGCTATAGAAATGCTCAAAAGTGTATCTGGCGAGTGTGAAATAGTGGTCTGTGACAACTCTGATCCAAAGTTCTATGAACTCATCGGAATAGCCTGTCCAGTAGGCTTCATCAAGAAACACAACGTAAGAATAATAAGACAGGAAGAACCCTGCTTTACCAGCGCTCGAATGCGGGCAGCTGAAGCTGCAACTGGTGAATACATTTTCTGTGTAGACTCTCATGTTCTATTTGGCTATAACACCCTGCATGACTCTGTAGACTTCATGGATCGTCATGCTGATGAGGAAATGCTGGGTTTCGGCCATCCTCCAATTCGCTGGGCTCATCAAGGTCCTGCAGGTATCAAACACACATTAAAAGTTAGCCCTACTAACTTACCTAACGGTGGTTGGGATTGCGCTTATCGTAATGAGCGTAAAATGTACTGGAAGTTCATGCCTTGGATCTGTCGTCGTGAGTGGTACCTTAACACCCTCAAAGGCTACGGCTCACACTCTGACCATATGATCTCATGGGGAGGTGCTGAGGTAATTCAACAAGTGAAATCCCTCATGTTAGGCTACACTAATTGGTCTATTGCTACTGACCCTGTAATCCACATAGGGCCTTACACTCCAGCTGTTGTAAAACTCGGCCAGTACAAATATCGTACCTATGCAGCTAATGGCAACAAGCCTCACGGCTTTGGAGTGCTCCTATCTTACATGGTAATAGCTGGACCTGATGAAGGTTACAAACTCGCTAAAGCTGGAGAGAAAGCTTTCAAAGTTCGCCATCATATAAATGTAGACGACTACTGGCCTGAAGCTGTACGTCTTGGAACTGCTGAATACGGATGGTTGAAAGAAAAACAAAAATATAGCTATTTTGACCTTATAACTAAGAAACCTTGGAACGATTAAAGATCACCCGGAATTCGAACAAACTATGTCTAAACGAGATCAACAATTAGATAACTTACTCTTTGCTTGCCAAAGTAGCACACGCTTGACTGCGAAAACCTTCTTTCCTGAGCGCTTTTGGGCAGATTTTGCAGAAAACGTACATGGAGAGATCTTCTCACGAATTGACAGCAAATCAAACAAGGATGTAATAGCTGCACCTCGTGGATGGGGCAAGACTTCTATAGTAGCCCTCGCTCTAATGGCTCGCTACATAATCTTCCGTCTCTGTCCTTTCATAGTCTACATCAATAAATCAGAAACAGCTGCTATCATGCAGACTGAAAACTTAAAGCGTGAACTTCTAACCAACAAAACTATAAAAGCTTTCTTCGGCTCTATTCGAGCGCGCGCAGCTGGGCGTGATGAGATTGAGGAACAGTTCTCCAAAAAGGCATGGGTAGCTTATGACACTTTCATCTTACCTCGTGGAGCTGGCCAGCAAGTGCGTGGAGTACTCTTCAAAAATGACCGCCCAGGATTAATTGTCATAGACGACCTTGAAGACAAGAAAAAAGTAATGAATGAAGAAATTCGCAAAGAACTAAAAACTTGGCTCTACTCAGATGTAATTGAAGCTGTACCACAACTTCACATGAACTGGAAGATAGTCTACATAGACACTCTAAAACATGAAGACGCACTACTCCAACACTTACTTAGCTCAGAAGACTGGAATTCTATACGGCTCGAATCTTGCGATGACAACTTAAAGTCTGTAGCACCTCACTTTGTCCCTGATGAAGTAATAGCTGCTAAGTGGAATGCTGCTGTTAAAGCAGGTGAAACTGACACCTTCTACCAAGAACATCGTAACTTACCTATCTCATCTAAAGACGCTGCATTTCGCACTGAATACTTTAAATACTACAACTTACCACTTGACAGACCTCAGCGTGAGGAAGATATCAAGGTGGATGAGCCAACTGTACAAGCTGACACTTCCATCGAAACTGTTATAATAGTCGACCCTGCAAAGACTGTAAAGATCCACTCTGCTGAAACTGCTATCCTTGGAATAGGTATCGACTTAGCAAGTGCTCGACTCTACGTCCGAGATATCATCTCAGAAAAACTCTATCCAGATGAAATCTACGACAACATGTTCGCTATGGCGCTACGATTAGATGCAAAAGTAATAGGTATTGAAGAAACTTCACTTAACGAATTTATCAAGCAACCTATAAAAAACGAGATGTTTCGACGTGGTACGTTCTATGAACTCGTTTGGCTCAAAGCACGTGGAGGAATGAAGAAAGAACTTCGCGTCAAGGAACTTGTCCCTTACTACCGTGGAGGCTACATTTACCATAATGCTTCCTGCGCTACAGTTAAGCGGCTTGAGCAACAACTTCTAATGTTTCCTCGCTCTGCACTATGGGACATCATGGATGGTTTAGCTTACATAATCGAGATGCTTGAACTTGGTGAGCGTTACTTCTCACCAGCTGAAAATCCAGACGATATAGAAGCTGAGTATAGAGACATAGAATATGAAAAAACTATTGAAAATTGGAGATATGCTTAGATCATTTGAAAATCGAACGAACTATTACTTATGACGGGTTTATAGTAAAGCAAAATATTTAGGAGATAAAAATGACAACTTGGTCACACAATATAACCAGACAGGACAATGCAATCCAAGGTGGGATTGACGTAACAGTGGAGTTTGAGCGATCCGGAACAGGGTGCAAAAGAACCTGTACCTTTCATTTTGGCAATGAAGCTCAGATCGCCACCGAAGGCCCTGCCCGCCTGGTAAAAAAGAAGAACAGATACGAGCTTGGATGGTCAGTACTTAATGGCTTTGATCTTGGTGATGAGGGTGGAGAATCGAAAGAAATTATGCTGGTTCTTATCAAAGCAATCAGAAACAACCATGACCTCACCATCACTCAGGCAACCAGTTGGTATGATACTAACTATCCGGATGCCCTGTATCGAGGTATTCAGCTACTCTTAAAAATGCGTCAATGGCTAACCAAGGAAATCGGCTTCGAGCCTACCTGGAATCAGTTCAAAACCTATGTAATTAATAATATCTTTGAGGAGGTGGACTGATGGCTTATAAATGCTGGTTCGTGGATACTACTCTTGGGACAGGCAATGATGACGGAACTACTATGGACGATGCCTGGCAGAGTCTTGCGACTGCTATGGCTTACTCAGGTTTTGATATTACTAAGGTCAACGTAATCTTCATTCGCAGAGTGTCTTCTCATACAATGGTAGCTAACATTATTGTTGCTGACGATGGAACTGCTGCCTTTCCTATTATCTTCATGGGCTGGCCTCGTGCGGCTCATTCTGTTTCTTCCTCAGACTGGACAAATGGAAGTACCGCAGTTGTAATTGACGACGCTGACATGGACAGGAATAAGCATCAGGGGAGATATATAATCGGTCCAGATGGATTTCAATATCTGATTACGAAAGTCACTAATGCCTCAAATATTGTAATTGACAGGGAGTATGCTGGAGGCACTCTTACGAATCAAGCTGTAACCATAAGTGCTGATGAAGATTGGATAGCTGACATGGGAACCAAGTACGGGTTTGATGATTCAGCTTGGACAATTAAGGAGGCTGCTTATGATGCTGACGCTGATGACTTGCCACTGATTGATGGAAACAGTGCTATTTATAATATTATCCTCAACGGAGATAAATTCTATCAGTTTCGATATATAGAAGCATTAAATTGCGCCAATAGCAGTTCAATGTTTTATTGCGCATCTGGTGGTGTCATGATGTTTCTTGGGTGCTTAATAAAAACAGCTGTTAACGGCTTAATAATGTTAATGCGAGATACTTTTATTTATTTAAAGCGGGTTATTATTGAAGGATCTGGATCTGGGTCAAGTCAGTATGGCATGTATTGTTACGGTGGGCTATTTTATATATCAGATTGTGCGATCTATAACTGTGGTGGTTATGGGATAGTGAATATTAAGTCAAAAATTTATTTAGACAATGTAAACATTGGAGTTGAGGTTGAAAATGCTTTAGAGGATATTTGGACATTCACTTTTCCTTCATCCCAGTATATCGGAAAAGATGTAAAACTCGGCGGAAACAACGGGTATGTAAAAAATGATAACATAGCGCTTGGTAGTCAAGCAAATATTTTTATAGAGAACTACCAAAAAGTGCTTGGTGCTCACAGAACATGGTTTACAGGTGGTTACTACGAAAAAGCTGCTGTAACTGGAGAAGTTTGTAATAAAAAGCTATCTGACGATGTCCTCAAGATAGTTCCTAATGTAGCTGATTTTGAATTCTTTGACCCAGAACATCATGCCTGCATCATGGAAACAGAAATAGAAGCAGACATAGGCTCACAGACATTTGGGTTCTGGGTGTTCAACGATATGGCAGCAACTATTAATGACATAACTGCACAGGATGATATCTGGTTGGAAGTAGAATACGTTGCTGGTTATGATGATACTACAAAATATGTCAATGCTAAAGTAATCAGCACTTTAATAGACATTACAGACTGGGGTGCAGATGCAGATGATTGGACTCTGCTAAGCGCAACAATAAATCCAGCAGTGGCAAGCAAGGTCAGGTGTAAAATCTACTGGTCTAAGTACTCAGCGGCAGGAACATTCTTTATCGATCCGCAGGTGGTAATTAGCTAATGGCAACTACTCCTCCAACCCCTACATGGTCATACGGCAAAGTCGTAAACCTTACTGACTCTGGTGTTACTGATGATACTGAGCAGTGGTCGTATGGTAAGGTTTGGTCGATATTGGATTATGCGGCGGC